CGAGGACCGGACCGCAAGGATAAGGCGGCACCCGTAACCCCTCGGAGCGCTTTGCGGGGTTTGTTGGCAGGCCCCGCCAGCCCTCACTAGATCGCTTCGCGATGAAGGCAAACAAGGAGAAAGAGCATGACACCGCAAGAGTTCAAAGCATGGTTCGATGGCTTCACCGAAGCACTCGAAGGCACGCCAACCGACGACCAGTGGAAGCGCATCAAGGCGCGCGTCGCTGAGATCGACGGCAAACCAGTGACGTATCCTGTCTACCTTGAGCGGTATTGGCCGCGTTGGTGGGAAACGCGGCCGTACTATCAATATCTCTCATCGAATGGCGGGTCTGTGTCTTCGTTCACTGTGAGCTGCAACGCTAGTGCCCCAGACAAGTACGCCGCCGCTGTTGAGAGCGAGTACGACAGCCGCTACGCCATGTACGCACGAGGGAAGGCTGACGCAGCCATGTAACCCTTTCGGCTATCTCGCTAACGCTCGATGAAGGGAAGAGAAGATGAAGACGCCGGAACAACGATCTAGGGAGCTGGTTGCCTTGCTCGACGAGGAACGGCGAAATGGTTTTTGCGACGAGATCGAGATGATTGCTCATGCCTTCCGTGAGAGTGACGACGCATGGAGAGAAGAGCTTAGGGCGCAGGTGGCTGTGCGGGACGATGAGATAGCCAACCTAAAACTGGTCGCTGGCGTCGGGAACAGAAGAGATGTGACCGACGATGAGAAGAAAGCCATGGCTGGCTTAGTAGTGGCAGGAAAAAGCTATCGCGAGGTAGCGAGGTTGTTCGGCCTCAAGTCGCCGTCGACCGTCCATAAGTATGTGCATGAAGCCAGCACGCGCAGCGTAGCCGAGCCGACGTAAGGCGAGGCGTCAATATCAAGGAGCCGAGATATGGCATGGTGGGAAATCGGCGGGCCGTGGTTTGCGTGGCACCCAGTGCACACGGACAAAGGCTGGCGGTGGCTAACGGTTGTTGTCCGTGTCGTTTCGGGGCGCGGACCTGAAGTGGCGCGCGTGAGCTACAAGGCAATGAACTGAAGGAACAACCCCATGGACGACTACTCTCAACAACCAGGTCTAAGAGAACTCCTCCGCAGAGCAGAGGAAGAATCCGTCAACGCCATGACTAGGCAGAGCACTGAGGAGGTGGAGCATAAGATCGATGTGCTGAGACGCTTCAACGATGCCAACGCCGCCTGCATCGAAGAATTGCAGCGCACCGAGAAAGCCATCCAGTGCAGGAGGGCGTGGGAGCGTCACGCGATCGGGCTGATGGTGGCAAGTGCCGATCCCATCGAAGCAGAAGTCGAGATCAGACCAGCACTGGAAGCAGATGACAGGATCGCCCGTATCGCACAAGAGATACACGAAGAGCAGCATCCAGTGTTGAGCAGGGTTGGGGGATGACGATCATGGCCTTCACGCAACGACGGGGTGACTTTCTCAACGCATGCGGGCGCGCTGCCGTCTGCGTGATCATGACCTTGTCACTCACTACCATCTCCTTGCCAGCATCTGCCACAGACCTAGACTGGTCCTTGTCAGGGGATGGCTATCACCAGCCGAGGAAGATCAAGAAAACCCGTCGCCACGTCAAACGAGAGCCTGACAAGGAAACCGTCCGCCTCTATCGCAGTATGGAGGAAGAGGGCGTCGTCTGTGTCGGCAAAGTGCGTGGTCTAGGGACACAATGGATCGGGACGGAAGGCGCTCTCGACGCAGCCAAGAAAGATTTTATGGAGCGTGTCCGTTACGACTACGGCGAAGCGTTCCTCGATCTGTCGCATGCGAAGGATTTCATCTCGCGGTGTGGGAGGACATCCATCGGGGAAACCATGGGTCAGGTGATGTATCGATGCGAGATCATCGCCAGACCTTGCAAGGCAAAGTTCGTTGAAGGCGCAGCGACGGGGAAGTGAGATGAGCCAGAGAGAAAGCGGCTACGCGCGCAAGGAGCGCGACCTGTACGAAACCCCAGAGTGGGTGACGGAGGCGCTGATCCCGCATCTGCCGTTGCCATCGTCACGCCTCGCGGTGTGGGAGCCAGCCTGCGGCAGTGGGAAGATGCGGGACGCTCTGATGAAATCATTCGACGTGATGGCGTCAGATATTGCACTCGGGACAGATTTTCTCCTTGAGCAAAGGCCTCCGTGGCCAGTGGATTGGATCATCACCAACCCGCCATACGAACTGGCTACCGAGTTCTGCGAGCACGCGCTGCGATTGATGGAGCCGGTTGGTGGCCTCGTCGCGATGCTGTTGCGCACCGATTTCGACCACGCGAAAGGCCGGGCCTATCTCTTCCGCGATTGCCCGGCGTTCTCGAAAAAGCTCGTGCTGATGAAGCGCATCGCGTGGTTCGTCGAAGAGAACGGCAAACCGAAAGCCAGCCCGAGCTTCAATCACTGCTGGATGATTTGGGATTGGAAACATGAAGGCCCTCCAACCATAGCGTACGCGCCATGAAGCAGATTAGAGACGCCCTGTCCTACAATGCCACGTCCGGCGAGTTCCGGTGGCTGGTAACGCGCGGCAAGGCCGCGCGCGGCGAAATCGCTTTGACCACATCAACGGCGACAAAGCGGACAACCGCGTCTGCAATCTGCGCGAAGCGACAAACCAACAGAACCACGCTAACCGCGGGGCGCAGCGCAACAGCACATCGGGCGTGAAGGGCGTCTATTGGTTCAAGCCCCAGCAGAAGTGGAAGGCGCAGATATGCGTCAACAAGCGGTCCATCGTGCTCGGCTACTTCGCCACCAAGGAAGAGGCGATAACTGCTCGGAAGGCGGCTGAAGACAAATACCACGGGCACTGGAAGCACGAAGGGGCGCCTACGCTGGCGTATGGCCCATGAACCTCGACACCCGTCTTCAAACCGCAGTCGGTAATGGAGCAGGGTTAGCTCTGTCTCCTCAAGAAGTTCAGATCGTCGCGCAGTGGAAACATGAAGCAGAACGCATCACCGGAAAGAAAATGCCCCTGTGGCACTCCCCTTCTCAAAGGGAAAGGACCAAGGAAATATTGTCCGGAGTGTCAGGCCAAAAATGAGCTCGAGAAACGCCGCAACCAACGGCGCAAGCGCTCCAGCGTTTCACGTGAAACCCCATACAACTCGAAATAGGACACCCCCTGTTTGACGACGCCGTTGAAACGTCAGAAAGAGCGCGAGAACAAAGCCATGGATGCCGACATCGCCCGCATGCGCAAAGGGCGGGAAGGCAACGCCCTGGAAAAGCTCGCCGCCCATAAACGGCACATGGAAACCATTCTCGCCGCTGAGCATGTGGACCCGGACACCGGCGAAGTTCACACGGTAGAGCGCGCCAAAAGGGCGGTTACCTTGGTCGACATCATGCACCGGGACGGGCTGCTGTCGATGGAGCTCCACCGAGCGGCGGAGAAAATCCGCGAGCTCTACTTCGCAGCCCAGGGCTCGAGCGCCGGCGTCTCCTCCTACGGGGAATATTCCCAGGCCACCGAAGCTTCTCAGCGCCTCCCGGCCTCACAGCGCCAGCTCTTGGCATCGAGGGAATACAAGCTAGCTCTCGAGGCTGTCGTCGGCGTCAGGCGCAAGGACGGAAGGGTGACAGAGGACGAGCAACTGCGGGAGCTATTCATCCGCGCTGTGATTGACGACAGCAAAGAGGTGACGCAGGTGGCGATCGGCGCTCGATCCTCCTATAAAAACCGTGTGCAGCAGAGCGCGGCTGGGGGAACGATCATTCAGGAGTGCCTGCAGCGGCTTGCTTTGCACTTCCAGTACAGGGAGAGGTGATTTAGTCTCGCGAGTCTTTGCAAGGGAGATTTTCCATGAAGACTTTCATTCTCGCCGCTTTGCTCACCAGCCTTGCCCTTCCGGCTCTGGCCGGCCCGTGCACCTATCCGACAGACCGCGCTGCAGACGGCAGCAAGTGCGGTGATCGCGCCTCGACTATCCGCCCAGGCGGGAAATAGCCCAAAACAAAAGCCCCGGTCTCTTTCGAGCCGGGGCTGATGCTTAGTTCTCGTTGCTGGCCACGAGGGCTAGGTGCTTCTTGCGCCGGATCGGCTCCGGCATCTTCGGCTTGGCAGGCTTACGCTTGCGCTTTACCTGTTTCTTCTTGCCCTTCTGGACGCGGCGTTTCCGCTTCGTCTCGGCGAGGCCAGTGCCCAACAGCAAGATCCCCAGGAGTGAGACGGTGACAGGCAGGATCACCGGCTGGTAGAGCGCGACCTGGGCTTCCGTGACCGGCAGCATGGCGGCAAGCCGCACTGCTTGAGGATCACGCGGGACGACCAGCTTCAAGTCCGGTGCGCCCCGAGCCTCGGAAAGCTGCTTGCGGGCTTCCTCGGCTCCCTTCTTAAGACCCTTGCAGACGGGGCCGCAGCCTTTGTCCTTGGTCTCTGCCAACACGCCAGCTTCTGCGCTGGCGAGCCGGGACTTGGCATCGTCGACCGCATCCTTGGCAAGCTTGATGCGGGTTTCGATGGCTTGCCGCTCCTGTCCGGCTCTATCTCTTGCCCCGCCAGTACGCTCAATGGCGGCTGAGAGAATGAGGGACAACGCTGGGAGCAGCGCGGCCCACAAAAGCAGGGCCTGAAGTTTGTGACCATCCCGCCATTGGCGCTCGGCAAGGATGGGGAGGAGGGCGGACGTGGCAGTGACGACGGCACCGCCAGCAACGAGGTAGGACAGACGACCTTCCTGTTTGACGAGGTATTCGAAAGCCCCGTAGACCTCGATGCCGGTAAGAACGAGACCGGCGGCTATTGCCATTATCCGCCAAGGGGTGTACTTACCCATGGCGACTTCCTTTCTTTGCGGAAGGTGAGGTTGATTGAGCCCGGCAGCGGTTGCAGCCGCTGCCGGGCTTTTGCATATTAGGGCTCTGTAATTACGGCGTCAATACAAAATTAACACTTGGGCGATCAATTTTTCGTGATTACGGCCTAATTACCACAGATTGACGCTTGACACGGGCTGGATTAGTCTCCCGGTCATGCCCAGACAGAAGCTTTTCTCCATCCGAACCGACAGCGACGAAGGCGAGGAGTTCCTTGCCGCCCTGGACCGGCTGCGGTTCGCCGAGCGCCCGCAACTCGACCGCACGGGGATGGTCAAGCGCCTGGTCTTCGATGCCGACAAACGGGCAAAGCGCAAGGTAGCCGCCGAACAATGATCAGGGTCGAAGAATTTTCCGGCAATCCCCGGTATATTATTGACTTTCCCGTGATTACACGGTATTGATTTGATTGTTAGCTGTTGAATTGCCTCCGGAGCCTCAAAAAGCCCGTGAGGCAATTTGCATTTCTAGCCCAATTCGAACCTCCCAAATCAGCAAAGCCCCGCACCCTTATTCGACGCTGAAGGGCTGTTGCTGCATGGAAAAACGATGGGCCGGAGGAAAGATGCCCCAGGTAGACTGGAAATACCAAAGCGCAGCACTGTTCGTTTTCCGACTTTGCGACGAGATGGAGTCCAGTTCCCGAACGGGAACAATTCCGTCTGTCACCCCCTGCCAAAGGCCAAAAGCGCCTGAACGGGAACATTGGCACCTGCTGACAAAGCCAAATTCCATTCGTGGCCGTCGACACCGCGAATAGAAGGGCGATGCCCGACATGGGGCACCTCCGGGGCATCGCCCTTCGACCACGCTCGCAAAAAGGAAACCCACGATGACCGTCTGGGATATCCTCATCGCGCTCTCAGGTGTCGAGGACTACGCCATGCGCTTCGACAAGGAGCGTAAGGAGGTCGACATCGCCCGCCCCGAAGACCTGTCACCCGGTGACAAGGTGGTCCCCATCAACGCCAACCGCTGGCAACGCATCGTCCATGGCGCGAACAACTAGCATCTGCGAAGCCCTGCGCTCCTTCCATGAGCGTCTCGCCGAAGAGGGCATAGACCCCGGTGCCATCGGCATCCTCATGCCAAGAGAAGACTTCACCCGCTGGCGCGATGAGGTCCGCAAGGAAAGCCATCACGAGATCATGGAGACATGGGCCGCCTTCTGCTACGGCGGCTTCACGTTCCTCGATAGTGCTTCCTTTGTGTATGCCAAGAAGGACCGGGTGCACTGATGTCTCGTGGGCGTCCGTCTATCTACAGCGCAGAACTCGGCGAGCAAATCTGCGAACTCGTCGCCAACCGCGTCCCTGTGGCCGAGATATGCGCCATGGAGGGAATGCCGGACAAGTCGACGCTGTACCGCTGGAAGCGTGTTTATCGTGATTTCAGCGACAATTTCGCGCGCGCGCGCGAAGAGCGTGCTGATGCAAGACAAGACTACATCGATTGGATCAGCGACCAGGTGCGGCTCGGCGCTTTAGACCCAGCCGCTGCCCGGGTGATGATCGACGCCGAGAAATGGCAGATGGGCAAAGAGAAGCCCAAGACCTACGGCGAGCGCACCACCACCGACATCAACCAGACGGTGACCATCAACGTGGCGTTCGAGGATTACATCCGGTCTCTCGCCGAGGCAACCGAGCACAAGGTGATCGATGGAGCTCTGGCAACAGAAGGTCCGCGCGTGGAAGCTATCCCCGCTCCTGTTCGTGAAAGAGGCTCTGAGGGCTAAGCCGCAGCCCTGGCAGGAAGATGTGCTCGAGGCGATCGGCAACGGCAAACGCCGCATCGCCATCCGCGCCGGCCATGGTGTCGGCAAGTCGGCCTTCGAAGCCTGGCTGATCCTGTGGTTCCTGTTGTTCCACCGTCCGTGTAAGATCCCTGTTACCGCCAACTCTCAAGACCAGTTGCGGGATGTCGTGTGGGCCGAGGTCGCCAAATGGTGGCGCGAGCTCCCCGACTTCCTCAAGGACATGATCGAAGTCTCGGTGGAGCGCGTTTCCATCAAGGCCGACCCGGAGGGCGCGTTCGCGGTCGCGCGTACCGCTCGTCCGGAGCGGCCGGAGGCATTGCAGGGGTTCCACTCTGAAAACCTGCTGTTCGTGATCGAAGAGGCCTCGGGCATCGAGGACATCATCTTCGAGACCGCAGGCGGCGCCCTCACCGGCGCCAACGCCATGGTTGTCATGTGCGGGAACCCGACGCGGCCGGAAGGGTACTTCTACCGCGCGTTCCATGAGAATGCCGCGAGCTGGGAGCCGTTCCACGTTCCCTGCACCTCGGTTGCCCTGCCCGGCATGGCGGCCTACGTCGAAGAGATCAAACGCGAGTACGGCGCCGATTCAAACGTCTACCGGGTGCGCGTGGAAGGCAACTTCCCGCTCTCCGAAGACAACGCCGTCATTCCGCTTGGTCTCATCGAGGCGGCCATTGACCGCGACGTATCGCCCTCAGAGTCCGCCGTGGTGTGGGGGCTAGACGTTGCAAGGTTCGGAGATGACTCCACCGCACTCGCCAAACGCCGCGGCAATACGCTAATCGAGCCGGTGCGCGAGTGGAAGAAGTTCGACCTGATGCAGACCGCCGGCGTCATCGTGCGCGAGTACCGCGAGACGCCGCTGGAGATGAAGCCATCCGCCATCAATGTCGACGTGATCGGCATGGGCGGCGGTGTCGTCGATCGCCTGCGTGAATTAGGTCTACCGGTACGCGGCATCAACGTCGGCGAGGCGCCATCGGCTGACCCGCAGCGCTATCTGCGCCTGAGGGATGAACTCTGGTGGCAGGTGCGCGAGTGGTTTGAATCCCGCGCCGTCACCATGCCCAAGGATCTGGCTCTCAAGGGCGAGCTTGTCTCCCCAAAGTACAAGCTAGAATCCTCAGGCAAGCTGAAGATCGAGTCCAAGGACGAGATGAAGAAGCGGGGCATCAAGAGCCCCAACAAAGCGGATGCGCTATGCCTCACGTTCGCCGGCGGCGAGATGAAGATGGATCTTCACCGCCACACAGCCCACATGAGCTACGACCCGTTCAAGATCAACGACCCGGAAGCCTACGAGCGGGAGGTCAGGCAGACATCGGCGGGTCTGGATTACAACCCATTCTGACCATCGACACACTTTGGGATGGGATACCAGCGGAGCTAGAGCCTGTCTGAATGCTCACCGATATCACCTACAACGACCTAGAATTCATCATCATGAACATGCGCGAGCGCGACAAGGCGGAGATCTACGCCCTGCGCCCGCATGACAATCCCTTGCAGTTGGCGATGGAAGCGCATGCGCAGATCAGGAACCTAGGCCGCGGCCAGGTCGCCTGGTGGAAGGGCAAGCCCGCTGCGGCTCTCGCCTTCACCGAGGATTGGCCCGGCGTGTGGTCCATCTGGATGTTCGGCACCGACGACTTCAAAAACGTCGCCATAGAGCTGGTCCGCTGGGCGCGCAAGGAAGCCAACGAGATTCTCAAGGTGTGCAAGGGCCATCGCATCCATTGCGATTCCAAGTCCGACTATGAGGAAGCGCACAAGCTGATCGAGGCTGCTGGCGGCAAGCGAGAGTTCACCATGCGCCGTTACGGCAAGGACGGGGAAGATTTCACGCGCTTCATCTGGTTGCGCGAGGAGGACAGCGCCATTCTCGAGCCGCATTTCGTGCGCGCCGACAAGAGCGCTGCTTGAGCAAGGGTGCGAAGAGATGTGTTTCGGATCGAAGGCCAAAGAGCAGAGACCCCCGCCGCCCACGCCGCCGACGACGTTCGACTATGACGCCGCAGATCGCGGCAGCACGGCGAGCCAGCAGCAGTTGGCGGCAGCGCAGAACCCAGTCTCGACCTCGCAGGCGTCGTTCGGCTCGGAGCTTTCCGGCACGACATCAGCCACTGCCACACCAGGAGGTGCCTGATGTGCGGAGGTAAGAAGAAATCCGCTCCTGCCCCCGCGCCGGCGCCAGTCACTGACATGTCGACGTCACGGGCTTCCCAGGCCGCTGCCGATGAAGCGGCGCGTCGGGCAGCGGCTGCCAACGTGATCTCATCCACCGATGACCAGAAGCCGGCTTCTTTTGGAGCCGAGCTCGGAACTAGCCAAGGGTGATCCCATGTGTGGTGGCAAGAAGAAAGCCCCAACGCCCGCTCCCGTGGTGCCGCAGGCCAACCCGTTTGCGGTTGCCGACAAGTCGAACGACATGAGCGGGCAGCAGAAGCTCGCCGCGACAACAAATTCGCAGACGCAGACCTCGTTCGGCTCTGAGCTGGGGGCAACCGGCTGATGTGCGGCGGCAAGAAATCGGCAGCGCCCGCCCCGGCTCCTGCTCCGGCACCGCCCGCGAAGCCGGGCTATGGCGTCGATCAGGATGGCGTCGTGCGTAATGCTGCAACCATGAGCCCCGAGGGCCAGCAGGCTTCCTTTGGCTCCGAGCTCGGAGGACAGAACTGATGTGTGGCGGAAAGAAACAAACGCCCCCGCCGGCTCCCAAGCCAGATCCGACCATCGCCACCCGTGGGGCGGATACGGCAGCGGAAGCGTCGGGTGCCACGCAGCGGCGTGTGGCCGACGGCTCTGTCGATCCGCAGACGCTCGGCGGCAGCGGCAACCCGGCGCCTGGCGGCGTCACGGCAAGCGTTCTTGGAGGCTGAATATGTGTGGAGGCGGAGGCTCGAAAAGCTCAACACCACCGGCTGCCGTCGACGTCAAGACGCAGGCGACGCCCTCGCGGCGGGAGCAGGCGGGCATGTTCACCACCACCACGGCGCCGCAGACAAACACCTCAACCGCATCGAGCTTCGGATCCGAGCTCGGCGGAACCAGCGGGAGTTGACACGAATGTGCGGCAGCAAGCCTCCCCAACCCCAGGCTCCCCCAGCCCCCATCCCCGAACGGGATTCCAAGATCGACGCCACGCGCGAGCGCCAGACCGCGGCTCGCCGTGCCAGCACCTCTGGATACTCGGCGACCATGCTCACAGGCGCCGGCGGCGTGACCGACGCTGCTCCTACAACTGCCCCAGTATTGGGCGGGTAAGCCTCAATGGCAAAATCCGAGGGGAAGAAAGCCGACGAGCTCATCGAGCGGCTGAAGCGCCGCTTTGACGATTTGAAGGGCTCTTCCGAGCGCACCAACGTCGAGGCGCACTGGCAGGAGATCGGCGAGGTCATCTCCCCGCGCAAGATCGATTTCGTCGGCATGCGCACGGCCGGCGAAAAGAAGATGACCAAGGTCTTCGACCCCACCGGCATCATGGCCAACGAGATGCTAGCGGCCGGCCTGCATGGCATGGCGACCAACCCCGCCTCGAAATGGTTTTCGCTGCGTATGGTCGGCGTCCAGTTGGGCGAGAACGGGGAAACCCTCGATCTCAACGAAAGCCCCATGGTGCAGAAGTACCTGGCGGACGTCGAGGAGGTGATGTGGCAGCGGCTCTATCAGCCGGGGACCAACTTCACCACCGCTTTGCACGAGGTCTACCTGGATCTTGGGTCGTTCGGGACTGCGGCGCTGTTCGTCGGGCAACGCGATGACGGCGGGCTGATGTTCGAAGCCCGCCCGCTGTCGGAAATCGTTTTCGCCGAGAACGGCGAGGGCCGTGTCGACACAGTGTTCCGCAAGACCACCTACACCGTGCGCCAGATGATGCAGATGAAGCAGGCGCACGGCTGGGAAATCTCCGACCGCGTCAAGGATCTCTACGAGGACAAGAAGTACGACGAGATGGTCGTTGTCGTGCATGCCGTGTTCCCCCGCGAGGAGCGCGAGTACGGCAAGAAGGACACCGAGAACATGCCCTGGGCCTCGTGCTATTTTGAGCATGAGACCTGCGAGGAACTCGAGACCTCGGGCTTCCCCGAGTTCCCCTACCTCATTCCCCGCTGGTCGAAGTACGCCGGCGAAATCTACGGCCGCGGCCCGGGCATGGTGGCGCTTCCCGATGTGAAGATGCTGCAGGCCATGGCCTTGACCAAGATCAAGCTGCTGCAGAAGGCGGCCGATCCTCCGATGTGGCTGCGCGATGATGGTGTCGTCGGCCAGACCCGCACCCAGCCCGGCGGCATAAACTACTGGCGCGGCAATCCCAACGACGGCGTGATGCTGCAGCCCGTGTCGCTGCAGGGCGTGCAGATGGTCGTCGAGGACATCCAGGCATTGCGCGAGCAGGTGCTGCGCACCTTCTACGCCGACCTGCTCAGGATGACCGACCGTGCCAATATGACGGCAACCGAGGTCATCCAGCGCACAACCGAGCAGATGCGCCTCTTCGGCCCGCTTATCGGCCGCCTCGAGAGCGAGATGCTCGGTCCTCTGGTCGAGCGCGTGTTCGGCATCCTCTCGCGTCAAGGTCTGCTGCCGCAGCCGCCGCAGGAAATCCAGGGCCAGGAGTTCACCGTCGAGTACGTGTCACCCATCGCCACGGCACAGAAGCAGCAGTCGGCCAACGGCATCGTGCAGGTGATGCAGCTCATCGGCATGTTCGGGCCTGATGTGGCAGCGCAGATCGTGCAGGCAAACGTCGACATCAACAAACTCTTTGCCTGGCTGTGGGATCTGTTCAACAACGATCCCGATCTGCTCAAGGACGATGAGGGGATCGAGCAGGCGATGCAGGTGGCGCAAGGTCAGCAGGCGCTAAACATGGGTGTTCCCGCGGCGCAGATCGCCGAGCGCGGCGGCAAGGCGATCAAGTCCATCACCGATGCCGCCACAGCCCAGGGCCTCGATATTCAGGGATTGCTCGGACGCCTCGCCACGCAGGTGCAAGGCTCGCCCCGCGCCATGCAGGGCATGCAGGACATGGCCGCCAATGCCGGCGCAGATACCGAGATGATGGCCGAAGTCGGCACCCCGCAATAGGAGATCCGCTAGATGACCAGCGATCCGCTCAAGAGCAAGATTGAGCGTCTACAAAAAATGAGCGCGCCGCCTCCGATTGTGATGCCACGTCCTGCGCAGTGGACGTGCATCTATTTGCTAAGCTTTGCTTGTGTCCTTAACGCCGCAACTCTTTTTTTCCTAGCGGTCTTTAGATGAGCAAGCCAAAGACGGAAGCCGATAGAAAGCGCCGCCTGCAGCGCGACGCACAGCTTGCCACCGACTGGCAGGCCATAGCCAGGACCCCCGAGGGGCGGCGCATTATCGCCGATCTGTTCGGCTGGGGCTGGGTGTTTCAGCCGCTCGAGGACAACGATCCGATGGAGTTGGCCCGCCACAACGGCGAGCGCAACTTCGCTCTGCGTGTCGCCCGCTATCTCAACCTCGATGCCACGGTGTTCGCAGCGGCGATGCGCCAGAACGACGAGGCTGTCGCCGAATGGATGGGCGAGAACGAATACCGCGAGCAGATGGCCGCCTACTTCCGGCCGCCGGCGGGATTACTCAATTCGTGAGCGCGTTTCAAACCAAGGAAGCATGAATGTCTGAAGCACAAGGATCGTCGCTCCTGACGGAAAACCCGGCAGGCGGTGGCGGCAATCCCCAACCGGGGTCCGCACCTCTCAACGGCGCCCAGCAGGCGCTCGCCGACGCCCAGGAGGCAAACGAAATCCCCGAATACATCCCGGAGAAGTTCTGGGACCGCAACACCAAGGCCCCGAAGATCGAGGATCTTGGCCGCTCCTACAAAAACCTGGAAAAGCTTCTGGGCCGCGAGAAGGTTCCCGTCCCCACCTCGGAGGAGGATGAGGAGGGCTGGCAGCGCTGGTACGCCGCCTCTGGCCGCCCAGAGGCACCGGACAAATACGAGTTCAAGCGCCCCGAGCTCCCCTCCGATCTTCCCTACGATGAGGAAGCGGAGACGAACTTCCGCACTTGGGCACACCTCAACGGCCTCAACAAGCGCCAGGCGAACAACCTTTATGAGGCCTACGTCAAGACGCAGGTCGACCGTCATTCCGCATGGCACACCGGCCAGAAGCAGGCGCGCGCCAAGATCGAAGGCGATCTTCGCCGCGAGTACGGCAACCAGTACGAGGCCAAGGTCGATCTCGCCCGCCAGGCCATCCGCCAGTACGCCGACCCAGATTATCTGCGCTGGCTGGATGAATCCGGCACCGGCAACGATCCGCGCGCCATCCGCGCCTGGATTCGCGTCGGCGAGAAGATGATGGGCGAGACCAAGCTGAAGGGCAACGCGCCCCAGGCGGCCCAGCCGGCCGATCTCGACCGGGCCATCGCCGACTTCCGCGAGAAGCACAAGGATGCTCTGTGGAAGAAGGAGCACCCAGACCACGACCTGCGGGTCAAGGAATATAACAAGCTTTTCCAGGCGCGCTACGGCGATCAGTGATCGTCAGTCGTCTGGCGAGTGGCAAGCGTTCGTGGCTGCGGACACTCCCAAAAGGCCCCGCGTAAAAGCCCCACCTTGCTGCTCTCAAAGTCCGGACACCTCGCTCATATGCGAACCCGGCATAGCGTCGCAGATGTGTAGCCCACGCGAGCTGATCGCGAGAACAAGGCCCGCCGCTCGGCGGATACCCAGCGTTCGACGAACCCCAGAACATCAACCGGATTGAGGAGGATGGACCATGTCCACCCAAATCACTACGGCGTTCGTCGAGCAGTACAAGGCGAACGTCTACCACCTGACGCAGCAGAAAGGCTCGAAGCTGCGCCGGGCGGTCCGCACCGAGCAGGTGACGGGCAAGAATGCGTATTTCGAGCAGTTGGGCTCCACCACGGCCCGCGTGCGCACCTCGCGCCACTCGGACACGCCGCGCATGGATACCCCACACTCCCGTCGGCGTGTCTCCCTGTCAGATTACGATTGGGCAGACATCGTCGACAGCGAAGACCAGGTCCGCATGCTCATCGACCCGACGTCTCCCTATGCGGAGGCGGCATCGATGGCCATGGGACGCGCGATCGACGACGCCATCATCACGGCGGCGGACGGCACGGCCTACACGGGTGTTGCCGGAGGCACTTCGACTGCCTTCGATACCAACATGGTCGTGGACGTGCAGGTGCGCTGGCCGGGCGTCACGGCCGACGACTGCGGGCTCAACGTGGCGAAGATCCTGGAGGCTGCCAAGCTTCTCGGAGCGCAGAACGTCGATCCCGACGAAGAGAAGTGGATGATCCTCAACGCACGGCAGATCAAGTCGCTGCTCATGGATACGCGCGTTTCGTCCCATGACTACAACGCGATCAAGCCGCTCGTTTCGGGTCAGGTCACGCAGTTCGGCGGGTTCAACATGATCCCCACCGAGCGCATCGGAACGGACTCGAACTCCGACGACAAGGTGCTCTTCTGGGCCAAGGGCGGCATGCTGCTCGGCATCGGCAAGGACATCGCCACCAAGATCTCCGAGCGGCCAGACAAGAACTACGCCACGCAGGTGTTTGCTTCTATGTCGATCGGCGCCACCCGCATGGAGGAGGCTCGTGTTGGCTACATCGAGTGCGATCCGGACGGCGGCCCCGAAGGCAACCTGGATTAATGGAGGACTGAACCATGGCAGTTACCACTCAGTACTCCACCGAGTACGATCAGGCTTACGTGGATGTTCCGCCCACGCTGCTCAACACGACCGAGCTGCATGGGCGCGTCCGCGTCGCCTACATCACCCACGCCCAGTCGGGCGCTGGCGATGCTACCTCGTCCGTTGCCCTATGCAAGCTTCCCCCGGGCCGCGTCCGCCTCCTCCTGGGCTCCAGTTTCTTCTATGTGAACTGGACCACGGCGTCGGCGACGCTCGATCTCGGCTGGGACGCCTACACGGCGATGGACGGCACGACGACCGCCGCAGATCCCAACGGCCTTGCCGACGGCATCGACGTCGACACGGTGGGCCTGCGCTCCGGCGAAGACCTGGTGACCCTCGCCGCCATCCAGGCGACGGGCGGCACGAAGCTCTTCGAGAGCAAGGATGGCGTAGTCATTCGCGCCACCTCTCAGGACACGGCGATTGCCGACGGTGATGATCTCGTCGGCTACTTGCTCTACGTCGTCGACTGACACGCACAAGGAAAGGCGGGGCCAGAGCCCCGCCTTTCTCGCTTTCAACCCTCTGAGGGACCAATCCCATGACGCGCCGCATTCGGGACGTAAACGGTCCCAACGACAATCCTACCGTCGACACCATAACCGTCAACACGTCGATGGTCATAGGCTCATCGACCCTGACGGAAGCCGAGGTCAATCAGCTCGATCAGGCCAACAACGCCACCAATATTGGCGCCGCGGCAACGGTCACCGGAACCTTGGCAACCAGCATCACGCGGATCGGGTCTTACTTCCGCATCGATTTCACGCTGACGGCGGTGTCGATCTCTGTCACGGACGCTGGCGTCTCTGGCTCCTATGGATCAACCAAGCTGTTCGACTTCGCCGCCGGCGCGGTGTCCTTCCTCGGGTGCCGCCAGGACTACACGGCATTTGCCGAGGGAGCGGCTCTTACTGGCGCAGCGGGAGATGCTTCCTTCGAGATCGGCCTAGGTACCACGGCGATTTCTGCTGCGGCCGACGGAACGCTAGGCAATGGCGTCAATGAGAACGTCGGCCAGGCCGTTGCCGTCACGCTCTCTGGCGGAACCGGCACGGGAACGGCGGTTGACGGCGCCAAGACCACGGCCCTCGATGGCACGGCAACAGCCATTGACCTCAATCTCAACTGGTCCGGCACGGCAGCAACCATCGACGCCAATTCTACCATCACCGTGACCGGCACGATTACCGTCGTCGGTGTCATGCTGGGGGATGACTGAGCCATGATTGTCACCGCTTCCGCCAACTTCACCCGCCCCGCCGATACGACCGCCTATGCCTCAGGCGATCTCGTCGCCAACTCGACGACCGCAGGCTCGGTTACGCCGCTGTCATTCGCGCCGACGATGAATGCAGGCGGTGTCCTCAAGGTGCGCCGCGCCTACATCTACAAGACCAACACCGGCGTCACCAACTCGACCTTCCGCCTGCACCTTTACACCGCTTCGCCGACCGTCTCCAACGGAGATAATGGCGCCTTCGTCACCAACCAGCACGCGACCTATCTCGGCTACATCGAGGTCGTAGTCGGTCTTGCCTTTGCCGCCGCAGCGGCCGGGTGGGGCGCGGCGACGATCGGCGCTGAGATGGCCGCCAATGTCGCGGCGGCGCCGACGCTTTATGGCCTCTTGGAAGCGCGTGGGGCTTACACGCCCGGCAACGCCGAGGTGATCACCGTCACCATCGAGGCCGAGGTCGTCTAGAGATGCCCAAATATTCCGAGCTCAACGCCGCCGGAACGCTGGCGGGAACGGAAGTCATTGCCGTTGTTCAGTCCGGGTCGTCGGTACGCACCACGGCATCGGCGATCGCCAACACCGCGTCGGCGCTTCCGGCCCACACCAGCCAAACCATTACCCCGGCCGTCGATGCCACCTATGATTTCGGCTCTGCGTCGCTTCGGTGGAATGCGGCATACATCGCGTCAGGGGGCATGATCGACTTCAACGGCGGCGATGTGCGCATCACGCATTCCGCCAATGCGCTGGCGTTTACGGGCGGTGGTTCAGGGTATTCGTTCGATGCGGCAGTTTCGACCACCGGCAGCCTGACCGGAACAACCATCATCGGCTCTGTGCAGGCGCTCACCGGCGCCGGCGCGATCTCCACCACGACGCTTGCCACCGAACTCACAACGACAGGCGCCAACGCCTTGACCTTGGCCGACGGCACGGCAGGGCAGGTAAAGATCATCGTCATGATTGCCGATGGTGGTGATGGAACGCTGACCCCGACCAACTTCGGCAACGGCACCACCATCACCTTCAACGATGTCGGCGATGCCGTGTGCCTCGTCTTCGTCGGCACGGACTGGTGGATCGTGTCGAACAACGGCTGCACCGTCGCATAAGGGCGCGCGATGACCTCAGAGGTTGATATCTGCAATCTGGCGCTGACCCGCCTCGGTCACGGCATGATTGCCTCGCTGGACGAGGGCTCGAAGGCGGGCGACCTGTGCACGCTGCATTACCCTCTATGCCGTGACGCGACCTTGCGCGCGCACCCGTGGAATTTTGCCATCCGCCGCCAGGAGTTGGCAGCCTCCGCCACGGCGCCCAATCACGAGTTCGACTACTACTTCGCGCTCCCCAACGACTGCCTCAAGGTCATCCGCACCGACTGGGAAGCCGATGGCCTGACATCGACGGCTGTCTATGGATACCCGGGCATGAACGGATACGCCGGGGAATCGGTGCCGTATCGGCTCGAGAGTCATTCCAGCCTTGGCAAGGTGCTGGCCACCAACGAATCCACCTGCTCCATCGAGTACATCGCCCGCATCGATGATCCGACGCTGTTCGATGACCTATTCATCGACGTATTGGCCCAACGTCTCGCGGCGGAGCTGGCGGTCCCCTTGACCGATACGCAGACCGTCGCCAAGGCGATGTGGGAAATCTACCAGAACAAGCTCATGGAAGCCCGCACCACCGACGCCCAGGAGGGCACGCCGCGCGAGGTGGCGGACCTGTCTCCGTGGATCAGAGCGAGGGCCTGATCGTTGGCAAAGGTCCAAGCGCTCCAAAGCAATTTCACCGGCGGGGAACTGTCGCCGCGCCTCGACGGGCGCGTAGATGTAACCAAGTTCAAAAATGGCTTGCGCCTGTGCGAGAACTTCATCGTTCTGCCCCATGGCGGGGTGCGCAAGCGCTCGGGCACCAAGTTCGTCGTGCAGCAGAAGAGCGCCACCGACGAAGTCGTCTTGGTGCCATTCCAGTACAACGTCGAGCAGAGCTACGTGCTGCTGTTCGGGCCGAGCTACATCTGGTTCCTCAAGGACCAGGGCATCATCACCCATTCGGCGGTGACCATCACCGCCATCAGCAAGGCCAACCCTGCAAGCGTTACGGCACCGGCGCACGGGTACTCCACCGGGGATCGCGTCATCATCCAGAACGTCTCGGGGATGACCGAGGTCAACAACCGGCAGTTTGTCGTCACGGTGACCGGGGCCAACTCTTTTACCCTTGCCGATGTCGATGGCGTGACGGCTGTCGATTCCTCCGCCTACACCACCTACACGTCGGGCGGCACGGTGGCCGAGATCGTCGAGCTTACTACCACCTACACAGCAGATGATCTGGCAACGCTGTCGTTCGCCCAGTCGGCGGATACGCTCTACATCGCCCACAAGAACCATCCGTTGCGCAAGGTTACGCGCTCATCGCACACCTCCTGGTCCTTGGTCGAGCCGACCATCAACACCGGTCCATTCCGCACCATAAACTCGGACCGGACCAACGAATTCACGTTCTCCTCGTTCTCTGCTTCTGCCTCTTCCTATGGCACGCACATCGTCGGGACGACCTGCACTATGACGGCGGCCAACTCGGGGACATTCGATGCAGACATGGTTGGCGCGCTCTTCCGGCTCAACGAGGAAGGCGGCGGCACCGGCATCACCTCGGCACCGGTCGGAGATTCGACCGCATCGATTGCCGCCAACCAGCTATATACCAACTCCGGCAAGGTTTACGGCGTGTTCGCGGTGTCCGGCGCAACCGACTGGTCATCCTTCACCCGAGTGCCAGATCACGATGCCGGAACGGTGCGCGTCACTGGCAAATCCGGCCACTATTTCGACGCTGATTTCCTGCATCCGGCTTACTGCGTGGTCCGCGTCACCGCCTTCACTTCCTCGACGCAAGTGACGGTGCAGATCGTCCGCTACCAGATGCCGGCCTCTATCGTCACCTCAGGGACGACGTTCTGGGAAGAGGGGGCGTGGAGCGACTATCGCGGCTATCCGCGAGCCATCGCCTTCTACGAGCAGCGGCTGTTCCTCGCCGGCTCGGAGTCCGATCCGTCGGTGCTGTGGTCCTCCCGCTCCGCCGCCTATGAGGATTTCGAGGACGGCGCTGACGACGATGACGCCCTGATCTATCGCATCACATCAGGTCTTGCCGACACCATCCGCTGGCTGGCCTCGGGGCGCGTGCTGACGGCCGGGTCCTCCAATGGTGAATACGCCATCGCCGCCTCGTCGCAGAACGAGGCGCTGACCCCATCGAACTTCAAGGCCAACCCGCAGACCTCATACGGGACGTCTGATTGCCCGCCTGTGCGCGTCAACCAGACGGTGCTCTATCCGCAGCGGCAAGGTGATCCGTCCAACCCCGCACGCAAGCTGCGCGAGTTCGCCTACGCCTACGAATCCGACAGCTTCAACTCCACCGACATCACCGTGTTCTCCGAGCACATCCTGGGTAATGGAGCGACGCGCCTCGCCTACCAGGTGGAGCCGGACAGCCTGATCTGGGTGAGGCGAACAGATGGGCTTTTGGCTGCGTGCACCTATGAACGCATGCAGGAGGTCGTCGCCTGGCACCGCCACCAGATGGGTGGGGAGGGCGCGCGGGTGAACACCATCGGCGTCATTCCCGGTGTGGACGGGGACGAGCTGTGGCTGTCGGTGACGCGCTTTGTCGGCGATCCCGACGACATCGGCTATCTGCAGGCCGAGGACGGGACGCGCTTCACCACCGAGGATGAGTTGGATTTCGTCACCGAGGACACCGAGACGGTGCGCTACGTGGAAGTCATGGCGCCGGCGTTCCGCGACGATGAGGACAAGGAGGACGCCTTCTTCCTCGACAGCGGCCTGACCTACACCGGCAACCTCACCTCGACGCTTTCCGGGCTGTGGCACTTGAGGAACCAGAACGTCAAGGTGCTGAACAACGGCAACGTGGAATCGGCAACGGTATCGGCGACGGGAAAGATCACCTTGAGCCAGCCGACGACGCGGGCTCATGTGGGCTTCTCCTATACCTCAAAGCTCGAGACACAAGATTTCGAGGCTGGTGCCCAGGCGGGTACGGCGCAATCCAGAGCCAAGCGCATCAGCCAAGTCTATCTGCGCTTGCTCAACTCCCTTGGTGGGTCGATCGGCCCTGATTCCTCCAATCTGCGCACCATCAGCTATCGCACCGGCTCGATGGCGCACGGATCATCGCCATCGCTCTATTCCGGGCTCAAGGAATTGGACTTCGACGGCGGCTGGGAGCGCTACGCGCGGGTAAGGATCGAGCATTCCGACCCCTTGCCGTTTCACGTCACGGGGATTGTCTCAGAGATCAACGTTTCGGGGTGATAGCAAACATATGTGCGGACCCCTTCTCGGCGTGGTCGGCGCGGTGGTGTCGGGTATCGGCGCCATGCAGCAGTCGAAGGCGCAAGCGCAGCAGGACGAATACAACGCCAAGGTGGCGCGCATCAATGCGCGCTCGGAGCGTCAGACGTCCTATGCCAAGCAGGAAGACATCGCCCGCAAGTATCAGAAGCAGCAGGCGGAAGGCATCGCCCTATCCGCAAAGGCGAATGTCGATCCTTCCTATGGCTCTGCGGCCCTGGTGATCTTCGGCGAGAATGCCTTTGCCGAGTCCACCGATAAGGGCCGCCAGTACGTTGAAGGCGAGAGCAAGGCGATTGCGGAAGAGAACCGCGCCCGCGCACTCGAAGCCTCCGCCGCCAACCATCGCACTGCCGGAAAAATCGCTGCCGCATCCTCGTTCCTGTCCGGCCTTGGCGGAGCAGCCAAGGGCATGGGCGGCGGGGGTGGTAGCCCATTCATGATCAACAGCTAGGAGGCGTGCCATAGTACGCATTCCCCGCGCCGAACCCCAACTGGAGCCCCGCATTGCCCATCAGCCGGACCTTGCCGGCTCGGGATGGGGCGCGCCCGGGCGTGCCTTGCAGCAGCTCGGCAGCTCTATCGCCTCTCTCGGTGACGCCTTTGGCGACATGGGCAACTCCAAGGAGCAGGACTTCAACGACAAGATGACGATGCTCCGCACAGACACGGACATCGATCTTGCCAACATCGAGGCGCAGAATACCTACCAGGGAACGGGCGACGATTACCTGACGCAGCGCTCCGACTTCTACGACCAGCGCACGTCGGAAGCTCTGGGCAGCATCAGCGCCAAGAACCAGAACCAGGCGAAATTGTTCTTCGAGCAGCGCCGTGGCCCGAAGCTCGAGAGCGCCGCCCGCTTCGGCGGCAAGGTGCGGCAGGATACGCTGATCTCCTCCATCGACGAGACGGTGGCGACGGAGTTCGGCAAGGTGGCGACGGTTCCCCCGGAGGAACTCGACCAGACGCTGCAGACGACGCTGGAAGGCGTCAACGCCATCATCAAGACGGCACCACTTCCCGACACGCTGAAAGACGAGTTGTCGGCCAGGGCCGCCGGGCGGGCCATCGACGTCATGACCAGCGTGCGGGATCCTGACCTCGTGCAGGAGATGGTGCCGCGGGCGATGCGCTTCATCGACCAGTTGGAAGAGGTCCCGCAGCAAGAAATTCTGCCCCCCGAGCCGCAGGGCGCTATCCAGCCCCAGCAGGGCATCCTTCCCAACGCCCAACAGGGACAAATCCCACGGCAGGGGCTGCCAGGCACCCCATCGGGGCAAGGCTTGTCAGGGGGTGCCAACCCGCAGCGCCGCTCGGACATCAACTTCCGCGACTTCTCCAACGGAAGATCGGGCCGGCCGCTGGCGTCCAATCAGGTGCGCTACATCATCCTGCACGACGTCTCCGGAAACCCGAAGACACGCGCGCTTCCTGCTCCGGGAAACATCCCCAACTATCACATCACCTTCGACGACAAGGGCGTCTATCAGGAGATGCCTTTGAACGTGCAGGCGCCGCACGCCAGAGCGTTCAACAAGCACGCCATCGGCATTGCCTATCGCGGGTTCGAGGGGGACAAGCTCTCCCCACAGGCCATCGCCAATGGCGCGGCCGCGGTGAAGGCTGTGGCGCAGCAGTTTGGTATCACACCGGAGCGTATCCTGACGCATCCCGGGGCCGGACGCTCGGCAACGCGCTCAGGCAAGAACCCGCTCGAGGCCGCATGGCGCAAGGAGGTGCTGGCCTACCTCGAGAACGAGCCGCAGAACCGCAACGTCGCACAGGTCGAGGACATCACCGGCGAGGACATTCCACGTCCCGGTCAGGCGCCGCAGCGCAAGCCCGGAACCATCCCGCAATCGGCCATTGCCCAGCAGCAGGCCACACAGGGCCTCAAGGCGGTTGCGACGGCCTATTCCCCCCAGAAGGGCGGGGACGCCATGGAAGGCGGCTATGCGGCGGCGAGAAAAGGTCCCGACGGCAAGGCCGAGGTGAGGACGCTTGTCGATGTGGCAGCCAAGCGCTCCGAGTACGTCACCCTCGCCGGCGACAAGTCGGAATTCGGCAAGACCTACATCATCCCCGAGATCACCTTCAAGGACGCGTCGGGGAAGACCATCACCCTCACCAACGTCAAGGGCGTGGTGCATGACACCGGATCGGCGTTCAAGGGCAAAGGCTCCGGCCGCGTCGACATCGCCGTCGACCATGACCTCCCTCAGGGTGCGATCAACACCCAGCCGTTCTCAAAGCAGGAGATCGCGCTGCTTCCCGTCGATGCAGGCAAAGAGACGCCGCTGGCGCAGCGCGGGCTAACGACCTATGCCGGGCTTGGCGGTCCACAAGGAGAGAACGCGCAGGCTGTAGGACAGGAAGGCGGGCCGCAGGAGTCCGTCGGTCCAGATGCCCCATATCAGGTAGCCGATGCTTCCGGCAAGTTCCCCGTCCCGGCGCTGCGCCGCGGCTGGCGCCCGGTGCAGTCCCACCTGAGAGAGAAGCTGATCGACAAGCTCCCCCAGCTTCGCTCCATGGCGCTGACCGCCGAGCGTCAGCGCGAGCAGATGGAGGAGCGAGCCTTCAAGGAAGAATCCGCCTACGCGCGCCTCGAAGGCATCAAGCACAAGATGGACGGCACGCTGACGCTGGAATGGATCGAGCAGAACGAAGCTCGCCTCGGCCCGCAAAACACCGAGGCGCTGCTGAAGGCGTACAAGTCGGATTCGGTGCTTCCCTTGGAGCCGGAAGAGCACCTGAGCCTGTTGAAACTCGTCGATGAAAAGCCCCAGGAAGGGCTGGAGCAGGCGACGGAATACTTCCTCGGCAATCGCATCTCTCGTTCTCAGTTCGACGAAATCCGCCGCTCGGTGCAGAAGGAGTTGAACCCCGAGACCCGGACCCCGCAGTGGGCCAAGGACTGGGTCGGGGAAGTGCGCGAGCAAGTGGCAACGCACCAGGGGGATAGCTGGGACCGCATTGAGCGCTCGCAGCGAGTGATGAAGGAGTTCCGCGACTACGTCGATCAGGAATCACAGAAGGGCTCGCTGGAATACGCCAAGGTGTCGAAGCGCGCCAAGGAGATGATCGACGACTATAAGCTGCGCAAGTCGCGCGATCGCCGGTCATCGCTTCCTCTGCCCGAGCGGTGGAGCAAGGCGACCAACGAGACGATGAGCTTTGACGAACTGACGGCGGCCGAGCAGAGATTGGCGACGGAGTTCCAGAAGGAAGCCACTGGCGTTCTCGATGACCCCGTTGCCTATCAATCCTTGAGGTCCAAGTATGCCGAGGACGCCAAGACGCTGAAGCGCTGGCGCAAGGTGCTTGAGGAAGAGGCGGCAGCGAAGGGCGAGAAAATCCCCCCGCAGACCCCGCCTCAGGTGCAGCAGCCGGCACAAGGCAAGGGAGCAAAGCAATCCGGCGACGGTCTCGTCGAGGAACCGGCGGAAGGTGATCGCCCGCCGGGGATGATGCGGCTTGGCGGGCCGAAGGATCAGGACTCCGCAGGCCAGCCACGCCCCGTCGGGCCATATCCGTACCTGTCGCAGATGATGCAACGTGGCTATGGCCATGAAATGCGCGGGGACGTTCCGCAGGAGCGGGCCTCCATGCTGCCGATAGGCTCATGGGGAGATGGTCCGGCATTTGCCATGCCGGGGGCGGTTGTCGACGCCAGGGAAGCGCTGGGCCGCTTCGGCCGCTCAGTCGAGCAGGCGACCGGCCAGGCACAATACACACCCGAAGAGACGTTCCCACGGCCAGAGGATGTCGTGCTTCCTGGGCTGGCGGTGGCAGGAACCGGAGCAATGCGAGCGCCTGTTGCTGGCGCCGCGAGAACCGTTTCAGGCAAAGCTCCGGCACACGTTGAAGCCTCCCGCCCTCTCACCTCTTCACCTGTGGCCCTGGAGGGGATCAGTGCAGATGCGCCGCATCCTGGCCCGGTATCCGCGTACCACGGAACAGATCGCAGCTTCAGACGCTTCGACATCAACCGCAGCGCCGACATAGGTACTCACTTCGGCACTGAGCAGCAGGCGCTTACCAGAGCTAACCAAGTCGCCAGATCATCGGAAGCCAGTGGCGAACCAGCACGCACGATCCCGGTCACGCTTGACGTCAACAAGGTCGTCACGCTTCCTGATATGCGGTGGTCATGGCCTGACGAAATTGCTAGGCATCTCGAAGCGACAGAGCCAGCGCTGTCGGGCATAACAGATCAAATCACGCCGCTGCTAGGGGATAAGCCACGGGCTTTCAAAGCCATCAGAGACCGACTGATTGACGCGGGCTACGATGGAATCAGATACCGGAATTTCGGCACCGAGGGCGACGGCTGGTCGTATATTGCCATCAAGCCCGGCACCGTCAAATCTTCCACCACCGGAGAAACCCTCTTCTCCAACCCCAAGGAAGCAGCTCCTGCTGGGATGCTTCTCGCTCTCCCCGAAGATCATCCCCTGCGCCAGTTCGCCGAGCGCCGCTTTGAGCTGCGCAAGAAGGACGCTCTATGGGACGAGAAGCAGAACAAGGTCACAGATGCGATCGAGAGCGTTCTTTCCTACCGCTCCGATCTGACACCAACCCAGCTCATGCAGGCGACCGAGGATTTGGCCAAGGGCAAGGAGCCTAGCATTGACGGGCAAGCCGCCAATCTCCTCAGGCATTACAAGGCGCCGGAAGCGTTTGCCGAGTTCGACAAGTTCGCCCGCGAGCATTCAAAGCTCGCCGAGGACACACGCGCGAACTGGACCATCGACAACGACGAGCAGCTTGCAGCCAATCCCAAGGAAGGCGCTGCCGCCGGCGGCGTTACTGCTGCAAGCGGTGACAAGCAAGAACACCATTCGCAGGTACAACCACGCGATGAGGAAGGCAAGTTCGTCGCTGAAGACGAGGTGCCTAATGCCAAGACGAAGCTGCGTGATAAGGGCTATACCGATAAGGTTGCGCCGCCCGTGTCAGAGCAAGAGACTTGGACGCCCGAAATGCTCGATGAGTACGCGCGAATTTGGTTTGGCAAAGAAGACGAGTTGATCGCCCAAGGGGTGCCGAAGGACAAGGCGCGCGAGATGGCGCGCGAACATCCAGACGTCAAAGCGGCGCGGGAGCGTCTTTTGAAGAATGGACCGAAGCAGCCGCCAGGCGATATGCAGCCGCTAATAGCACGATGACGCCTTCATGGACTGGCGCCACAGCTCGTTCAGTTCCGGTTCCTGTTGTGCGCGCTTGATCGCCTCACTGGGGGAAAGACCTTCTGCCGCCAGTTGATTCAGGCGAACGAGTAGGGCGTCCATGTAGACCTTTGCGCCCTCTTCAGATTGCTCAAGCTGCGTGCAGTCGCCGACTTTGTGCAGCAGCGGGCCGTTCCCAAGCGTAGCGATCAGCAGCATGGCGGCAAAGTTCATCGGTGCATCTCCGCGCTGAGACACTTTGGCCGCATGGTTTCACGTCAAATGCGGCAACAAAAAGCCCATATCCACGAGAGCGATTGAATGCCAATCCCGAAACTGCCGGGCAACTACATCCCTCCATATGACGAGTGGGGGCCGCCGTCGACTGGCGACACGCCGGATTCGCCAGTCGACGGCGCCATGGTTGTTCCAGCGCCGGAGCCCGACATCGATCCCAATATGCGTCAGATCGATCCGCGCCGCGTATATGGCTTCGAGGACCTGCAACGCCCCGAGAACAACGTCGATACCCTGCGTCCGCTCGTCCACAACATTGCCGATGTGCAGGTCTCCGAAGCGCAGCCGCCGGCCGATTTCAACACCCTGTTCAACACGCCGCTGGATGAGGACTACCGCAAGAACCTCGAGGCCCGCGACCAGGCGGAAGGCGATGACTACCTCTCCAATCTCGTCGGACCATCCGCGATTCAACCGCAGCAAAGCTCGTGGTGGGACACGGCCAAGAGCATCGGGTCTGGGGCTCTTACTGTGGGCAAAGATTTGTCCGGCGCCTTCACTGAAGCGGGTCATTGGGCCATCGGCGGGCCGCTGCGGGGTGCGGAAGCCATCATCGATTCGGCGCGCGACACTGCCACGTGGATGAACGAGAACGTCGGCGAAATCCCCTTCGCCATTCAGATCTATGACAAGGACGGAACCTTCAAACCGAAAGCCCTGTTCGGCGATGAGGCCAAGGGCATCAAGGAAATCGACATCAACCTCCCCAATCCCGGCGGGGTGAGAAACGTCCCAGAGACGGTGACGGCTAGCATCCTGCAGGGGCTGACGCAGTTCGCCACTGGCTATGGCGTGGCAGGACGGGCAACGGGAATCGGCAACAGTTTCGGCGGGGCGCTCACCAAGGGTTTCATCGCTGATTACGCCTCACAGCAGGGCAACGAGCCGAACTTCGCCAACCTCTTGCAGGCAGCAGAGCAGGTGTTCCCCGGCGTGATGAAGCCGGTCAACGATTACCTCAAGGTTGATGCTCTGGCGGCCAAGCCCGGCGATGCCAATGCCGAAGGTCGGCTGCGCAATGCCTTGGTTGGTGTCGTCCCCAACGTGCTCATTCCGGTGGTGGTCGCCGGCGCGCGGCGTATCCGGGCGGCACGGGCGGCAGCGGAACTCGCAGACAACGCCGACGTTCCGAAGATCGGCCAAGCTGACGGTGCCATTGATAACGGCGTCCGCCCTGTCCCTGCCACGCCAGCGGAAGCTGTCATTGGAACGGTAGATGAGCCGCTGATTTCCCGGATCGAGCAGAAGATCGGACCCAATGATCTTGGTGTGCCGGACCAGTTCGCGGCGAAGGCGCTCGATGCGACGACATCAAATGTCGACCCGAAGGGACTAGCTCAAGCTGCCGATGGCGCGCCGCCAGCATCAGCCTTTTCAGAGGAGTTCAAATTCAACTGGTCTAAGATCGAGACCGACGCCGACATGAAGGCCATGGCCGGTCAGGTCATGGATGCCTACGCGCCAGAGCTCAAAGCCCGCGGTAAGGGCGTTGTGCAGACGTGGCAGGAGACCGCCCAGAAAGCCAACGCCCTCTCCGCCATCGAAATGCTGGTCGAGGAAGGGGCTGTCAAAGGCAAGGCACTCGATGCCGTGCAGTTGGAAGCGGCTGGCAACATCTACGTGTCGGCGCTGAAAGATTTAAAGCGCGTCACCCAGATCGCCACGTCTCCAAACGCTGGGCCGGAAGACCTGATGGCCTGGGATCACATGCTGCGCGTGTTCCGCATGGCGCAGAACCTCTATGTCCCGGCCCAGGCCGAAGCCGGCCGCGCCTTGAACATCCTGCGCAAGACCAAGGGCGAATCCGCACTCTATACCCAGGAGCTGCGGCGCATGGTTTCCGCCATGGGCGGGGAGGACGTGTTGCGCGCCAAGGCGGCAGCCATCTCCGACCTGTTGCAGCGCGGCCCGGACAAGCTGCCCCCCTCGGTCATCCAGAAGTCCGTGACCGCCAAGTCGCTCGATACCGTGATCGAGCTATGGAAGGCGGGATTGCTCAGCGGGCCGAAGACGCACATCGTCAACTTCGCTTCCAACGCCCAGGTGCTTGGTCTCGTCGTCGGCGAGCGGAAGATTGCCGGCATGATCGGCGAGGTTCTCGACCCCATCTCCGGCGTCAAGGCGCAGGAGGCCGGTTATCTCGCCTGGGGGATGAAGCAGCACCTGCGCGATGCCTTCCGCGCCATGGCCAAGACCTTCAAGACCAATCAGCAGCAATGGGGCGGGGCACAGGCAGAGCTTCCCTACGTGCAGCGCATGTCCTCAGAGCATTGGGGCGTAAACCCCGAGAGCTTCATGGGCAAGGGGCTCGATATGATGGGCAGCGTCACCAACCTGCCGTTCCGGGCTCTGGGAGCGTCCGACGCTTTCTTCAAGGAGCTGCACTACGGGGCCGAGCTCAAAGCCTCGGCCTTGCGCGCGGCGTCCGAGGAGGTAGCTCGGGGAAAGATCCCTGCGGATCAATTCCCCATTCGCTTGCAGGAGTTGCTCGACAACCCGACCGAGGCCATCCGCGCCGGCGCGCGGGACTTCGCCGGCGTCAACACCTTCACCAGCGAGCCGGGGCGCATCCTCACGGCCATCAACCAGCTCCGCAACGCCGATCATGCAGGACTGCGGTTCCTCGGCAACTTCGTCATGCCCTTCACCAATACGCCGGGCAAGATCCTCAACTTCTTCACCGACCGCTCTCCGATCGGGCTTGTGTCCAATCAGATGCGCGCAGATCTCGCGGCCGGCGGCGCCAAACGCGACATTGCGCTGGCCAAGATGGGAGTAGGGACGATTGCCCTCGGTGTCGGCTATGATCTCGCCATGGACGGCTGGGTGACGGGCCCGGGTCCGGCGAAGAACGACAACAAGCGCCAAGCCATGATGCGCGGCGGCTGGCGCCCGTGGTCCATCAAGGTCCCAGACGGGATCGGCAAGGACGGAATGCCGACCTTCGTCTATGTGCCGATCAGCCGCTTCGATCCCGGCGCCATGCCGCTGCTCATGGGCGCGGCGCTTGCGGAAATCACCCGCTACCAGGGCGGCAAGGTCAATCGAGAGTGGGATGAAATCTGGGCTGCGTCCACAATGTCGCTCGCCGACGTGATGATGCAGAAAACGACGATGATTGGCTTTGCCAATCTGGTACAGGCCATGAGCGAGCCGTCACAGTTCGCCGATCGCTACATGAAAAGCGCTGCTCGCTCGTTCGTGCCCGCCGGCGTCGCCTGGATCGAGGAAATCAAGGATCCTGTATTGCGCCAGACCTGGAGCCTGTGGGCCGCCGCCAAGGAGCGAACGCCGTACCTGTCGGAAACCCTCCCCCCGCGCCTCGATATCTGGGGGCGGGAGCTTTCTGCCGAGGGAATGCTGGGGCAGCCGTGGGAGGCGCTGATCCCTTCACGCATGTCGTCGACCGGCAAAGCGTTGCCAGTTGACCGGGAATTGCTGCGTCTCAACAGGGCCTTGCGCTATCCGTCCTACATCCCGATCAAGGGCCGCAACATCCCCCTGGACAACCTCCCCGAGGCGCAGAACCGGCTCGTGACGTTGATGAACGCCAAGGCATCCGCCCTGCTGTCGGACGAAAACCTGAACGACCTAGCGGACAATCGCAAGCAGCACGTGATCCGCGCCCTGGAAGCGTTCGAGGACCGATCGCTTGTCGAAGCCCTGAGCGAGATGATAAAAGGCGAAGGCCCGTTCGGGGACAAGTACCTCGAGGCGGACGATGAGGAAAAGGGCCAGCTCATCAGCGACGTGAAGTCGAAATATGAGCAGGCGGCTCGGGTTCAGGTGCTGCGGGAGTTCCCGAAGATCAGAGAGATCAGGGACAACCTGCCGGAGCGGTCTGACCTCGGAATAGAGGCGCCATTCTAGGGGGTGTCCGTGGAGTACTCGGAATCGATCCCATGGCTTGAGGTCTTTGCCTCGCTCGCCGTGACAGGCATGCTTCTGGCCGTAGTCGTCGGACCATTTCGTCTACTGCGCATCCTTCGTGGCAAGCCGCCATTTACCGCCCAGGAAATTTCCGAGCGGCTTCAGCGGCGCCAGAGCAAATGATCGCCATTCTGATCATCGCCTCGTTTGTTCTTGCGGCCGTCTGGGGCATCGTCAGCAACATCGTCTATGACCACAAGCTGCGCATGAATTCCTGGCTCGGCGTGGTCGAGATGCTGCTGGGTGTTGCGGCGGTGATGACCATTGCCTTGCTCGGCTGCGTCGTGCTTGTGCAGCCGCCATGGGAAGTCGCCGACTACGTTCCATTGGGGCGTGAATCCGCCCGCTACGCCCACTTTGTCGTGGTGATGAACACGGTGGCGTGGGCGGGGCCGCAGGTGACAGGTATCGCCTTGATCCTCTTTGCATGGTGGGCGTGGAAAAAACTGATCCGCGCCCATTACCTCTACGTGCGCGACACACGCTTTAGAAAGCCTCGCCCCGGCCGTTGACGGCCTAGACAATTCGACCTGAGCGACCCGCCCTCCCGGCGGGTTTTTTGTTGCCTGAAAGGACACAAGGCCGCAAACGATGACCGTCTCAACCAGTTACACCCCCCTCACGTACACGGGCAACGGGTCAACGACCAACTTCTCCGTGACCTGGCCGTTCTTCGACGGAACGCTGGTGGTGACGGAGATCGTCATTGCCACGGGCGTGGAGACTGTCAAGACCATCAACACGCACTACACGGTGACCGGAGGAACGGACGACGATGGTCTGCCCGCAACGGGAACGGTGGTCGCCAACTCGGCCCCGGCCTCGACGGTGCAATGGCGCATCGAGCGCACCACTCCCAAGACACAAGCCTCGACCTGGGGCGAGAACGACGCCTTCCCGCAGAAGACCATCGAAGCAGCCTTAGACAAGCAGATCCTCATCGCCCAGGAGGGGACAGAGCTCGACGGCTACATGCAGCTCGTCACCTCTGGTGACCCGGATTACTGGGATGCGGAGAGCTACATCATCCGCAACGTCGCTGATCCGACGGCATCGACCGATGCGGTGAACAAGTCGTATGGCGATGCAAACTACGGCGGCACGGCCGCGACCAATGCGGCGGCGTCCGCTTCGGCTTCAGCATCGAGCGCTTCTGCGGCATCCACCAGTGCGACCTCCGCCTCCACCTCGGCCACCCAGGCCATCAACGCCGCCGGGTTCCTCTACACCTTCGATTCTTCGACCACCATGGCGGACCCGGGAACCGGAGATGTGCGGCTCAACAACAGCACCTTTGCCTCGGTGACAGCCATTGCCGTTGCCGATAACTCCGCCAACACGGGTAATCCGGACGTCTCGGTCTCGATCCTGGCGATGGATGATTCTACCTCCACGGCCAACCGGGGAACGGTGACGCTGCGCAAAGCGACAGCACCAGAAAACTTCGCCCAGTATTATATTTCCGGAGCCTCGACCGATAACACCGGATGGACCCAGCTCGCTGTCACGCATCTGGTATCGAACGGCACATTCGTGGGCGGAGACACGCTTGTGTTTGGCTTCGCCCGCACGGGGGACCAGGGCCAGAACGGTTCTGGTTCCGGCGACATGTTGGCCGCCAACAACTTGAGCGACCTCGTCGATAAGCCGACATCCAGAACCAATCTGGGTGTTGCTATCGGTTCCGACGTGCAGGCATACGATGCTGACCTTGCCGCCATCGCCGTTCTGAACTCCACCGGCCTCCTGGCGCGAACCGCAGCCAACACATGGGCGCAGCGGACCATCCAGGCGCCGGCGGCCGGCATCACCATCACCAATCCCGCCGGCGTGGCGGGTGATCCAACACTAGTCCTGGCCAATGACCTGGCGGCCTATGAGGGTCTGGCCGCAACGGGTCTTGTCGCACGTACAGCCGACGGAGCCGCCGCGGCGCGAACCATTACCGGAACCGCGAGTCAAATCACCGTCACCAATGGCGACGGTGTCGCCGGAAATCCTACGCTGTCGCTCGACGCGGGCATCTACAGGTCGGGCGGAACCGATGTTGCCGTGGCGGATGGCGGAACTGGCCTGTCGTCAGCGACGGCTTATGCGGTGCTGTGCGGCGGGACGACGTCAACAGGGGCATTTCAATCGATTGCATCTGTGGGGACATCTGGCCACGTCCTGACATCGAACGGTGCCGGCGCGCTGCCGACGTTTCAGGCCATCAATGCTGGCGCCAATGTTGATCTCTTGGCAACCGTGAGCACCACATCAGGAACAACCCAGTCGGTGACGGGACTATCGCAATCCGAGATGTTTCTGATCGCACTGACTGGTGTATCGCACAGCGGCGGTGGAAGCGCCTCGCTTCAGGTTGCGATTTCCTCCAACGGAGGATCAAGCTACAGCACGGCGAAGTTGATATCCACCATCGGCAACGATGGCGTCGCTCATCAGGGTATTGTGCAAATTCTCGGAACAGGCGCGACCCAGAACAAGGTTATCACGCCCATCGTTCTTCCAAGCACTGGGGCTATCTACATCACGCCAGGAGTAGAAAGCACGGTCACGGGTGTGATCAACGCCATCCGGTTCTCTTGGGATGGTGGATACAATTTCGATGCCGGCACCATCTACGTCTACGGCTTGAGCTAAGAGGGTTGATATGGACCACATCGTATTCAACGCCGCGAACGGGCAAACCAGCATCATCCCGTTTACGGCCGAGGAAATCGCCGCCCACAACGCGTCTCTGCCGGACCCAAAGATCGCGCTCCTAACCTATGCGTACCAGAAGCGCAGAGATGTGATCGATGCCGGCATGGTGGTGACGATCGGTCAGACGGCCGTACCCGTATGGACTGACTCGGAGAGCCGCTCCTCCATGCAGGAATTGATGCTTGCCGCTCAACTCGATCCGCAGATAGCCACGACATGGAAGGGCAGGGACGGCAATTTCTATCCCCTCGATGCGGCTGGAATCCAGACTATGGCGCTCGCTGCTTTGAGCTTCGTGCAGCAGGCTTTTGCCACCGAGGCAGAAATCGTGTCCGCGATCAACTCCGGCGTCATCACTACTACCAACCAGATCAACGGTGGCAACTGGCCGTCGAACAACTGATCATGTTGACGCCCGCAGTCCACGGGACTGACGGGCTATCGCGCTTTTGCGCGATGAAGAGAAGCACAAGGACAGAGCATGGCTAAGACCGACTGGCCCAGCCTGGAGCCGGAATATAACCGGCTATGGGCTTCCATGGAAATCCGCTCCTCCTGGCATGCTCCACTGGAGCGGCGGGCGCGGGCGATCATCGCCAACAAGCCGCGCTATCAGGCTGTCTCCGCCAAGACGGGCGTGCCGTGGTTCTTCATCGGCGTGATCCATTCGCTCGAGTGCGGGCTGTCGTTCTCCAAGCACCTGCACAACGGCGACAGCCTCAAGGCCAAGACGTGGCGGGTTCCCGCGGGACGTCCAGTAACCGGATCACCTCCCTTTACCTGGGAAGAAAGCGCCTGCGACGCGTTGATGATGAAGTCACTCGACAAGGTGAAGGACTGGTCTGCAGCGCGCATCTGCTTCGAGCTCGAACGCTATAACGGTTTCGGCTACCGCACCTATCACCCGGGCACCCTTTCCCCGTATCTGTGGTCCGGATCGACGCACTACGTCAAAGGCAAGTACGTCGCCGACGGCAAGTGGTCATCGACCGCCGTGTCGCAGCAGACCGGCGCCATTCCTCTTCTGGTGAAGCTGGCAGAGCTTGACCACTCCATCGTCCTCGGCGGCGCGGCGCCTGCAGTACCCGAGGAAGTGAAATCGCTGCCGGCGGTTCCGACCACGACAAGCGCTGTCGTCGCGGCGTCCCGCAAGCTGTCCTTTCTCGTGCGCGTGCGCCAGTTCATCGTCTTCTGCTTCACCTCGATTGCCGCGCTGTTCACGGCCGATAATTTCGAGGTCGCCAAGGGGTTCATCACCGATGTCAAAGATATCGCCTGGAGCAATGCTCTCTGGATTATGGTCGCTGCTGGTGTCGCTGTATGGCTCATTGCGAAATACATTGAGAGCCGCTCTGTCAAAGACGCCGTCGAAGGCCGATACATCCCTTCCGGAGCGTGAGCGCAGTTTTCTCGGCAAAGCGTGGGATTGGCTCATTGCCCGCGTCCGCACCTTCGTGCGCATCACCGATACGGGTCTGCTTCTGGCCTACCGGCTGTTCCGCAGGATCACCGTCGATTGGCTCGAGCCATACATCCGCGTTGTCGCGCTTGTCCTGACCGTCGGCCTCGTCGGATGGGCGGCCTGGGTCATCCGCCACCCACATGTGACCATTCCTGCCGCCGATCGCTTCGCCATGCTGCCTCTGGCAACGATTCCTCAATGCTCCAATGCCGGTGAGGTCGACAATCTCCGCACTCTCCTCTTCGACATGACAGCCATTGCCAAGGGTAAGGCAGAGCGTGTCGTCACTCTCGAGGCAGAGGTTGCCAAGCTGAAGGCAGAGGCTGGCAAGGATGTTGGCACCTGGCGCCGCAAGCGTAAGCCTGTGTCTACATCGGCGCGTGAGGATCTTCGGGAGACGCTGGCGCGATGATCTGGAGCTTACTGCTCAACCGCTATGTAGCTGGAGGTGCGGTAATTCTCGCCGTGCTCGCTGCCGCTTTCTTTGCCGGTGACAGGTACGGCTTCAACGCCAGCAACTACGCGGCCTGCAAGAGCGAGACCGAGCGCCGGAATGCCGCTGTTTCTGCCGTCAACGCGGACGAGACCAAGCTGCATGCCGAAGAGGAAGCAAAGCGTGCTGCGGATCGCGCCACCTTCGACAAAGCCTCCAAGGGCATAGGTCAATGCCTTCTCACCGGAGATCAGGCGGCAGCTCTGAATGGGATAGGGGAGTAGTGATGCGGTCCACGATCTTGTGGTCGCTTTTTGCGACCTCATGTTTCCTTCCCGGCTGTGCAACTCCCATGGGTCAACTCAACGCCCCTCCCAAGTGGTGCACCGCTCAAAGCTCCAAGCCGCAAGAGCTGAAATCCGGCGACGATCTCATCCAGAAGCACGCCGACCTGAAGGAAGCAAACTCGCTCGAGCGCGCGAAGAACCGGTGCCTGCGTAGGTATGCCAATGCTGTCAGTCAATGACGAACATGGGGGCGGGAGCCGACATGAATGGGGAATTTCTACGAACCGCCTCGCTACGGGGCGCCACAGACATCGAGCAATGGATCGAGCAGCATCGAAGCCAGACTGGCAGCGATCGAAGCGCATCTTTGGCACGAGGCGAAAGCCAGAGAGGCAGTCTCGAAGAATCTGCAAGACGACTTCGACTGGATCGCGCGGGAGTTGGAGAAGGCGCGGGAAGAGAGACGCACCATAGAGCACGAGATGGACGAGATGCGAGCCGACCGCATGGCGCTCATCATCAGGGTCGGCATGTGGGCCATAGGCGGGCTACTGTCAGCCCTGTCGGCAATTGTCTTCGCCGTTTGGAAAAGCGGTACGGTGCACGGGTAAAGGTGATCGACAGGGTGATAGTAGGGCTGGCGTTTGCGGTGCTGGTAGTGGGGTCGATGAAGTTCTTTATGGGGTGACGGGCCCGCCTAACGAGCCTCACCCCTGCGCTGCACGCGCTAAAACTCTCTGTCGTAGGCAGCCGAAAGATACTCTTCGCGTACCCATTGCATGACAAGAGCTGCGATCACATCGGCTCCATCGCTATGTGCGTCTGGGCCGAAATCGACCATGGCGTCCGCGACAAGCGCTATCAACTCATTCGGCGCATCTGCCACGTTCTTGGGCCAGTCGCGGCGCGGGAGTCCGTAAATAGGAGCGGGTAGTTTCATCTTCCTTGTCCTCACTCTATCGAGACTGAAGGGCGTGGCGTGCGCGCAAGTCTTCGACCAGCGTCTCAATGCTCATTCCACTCGGGCTCCAATCTTTGTTGAGAAGCCCGCACAGCATTTTCTCAACCTCTATGGCCATCTTGGTAAGGGATGCGGTTCGAACTTGCTCAGAGTGGTCGATCACGAGTCGCACAATATCGAGTTCGAGGCCCTCCACCTTGTCGGGAGTGACCCACTTTGCTGCGATTTCTGCGGCGCTCGTGTTGATTGCCATCTTCCTTCCCCTTTCATTCGCGCAGCGAATAGCCGAAGCAGTTTGGTTCAAGCTGACGTTGTGATTACGGTGCGGTCACTCTAGCGCTTTGCCGTAGGCACGATCATCTGAACGCCGCTTTCGGTTTCCGCCACCACCTTGCCGTTCTTGACCTCGAGCTCTGTCACGGCTCCGAGTTCGGCTGGTACCTCGCAGATGAAGGTTGCCCCCTCAATCTTCATAGGCCCTTCCTCTTCGGCCATGTTGACTTTCTCCAACGTTCGCGAGCCTAAATCCGTCTGCGTGATCCAATACTATAAACCATTCCCCCGCCATCAGTGGTGGGGGTGTTTTTGTTTTTGGGCCTTTCGTTCTCTAAGCAGCTTCCGTCTTTTTCGTGTCGGCGCACGCCTCAGGCCAGTCATAGCCGCAGCGCTCACATTTGCGGCGCAGGAACTCATGCTCCGGCCACTTGCCGGGTGGGTTGTACTTCCGATCATACCAGCACGGATCGTCTTCGATCCTCGGCTCGTAGATAGTGCGCGCAGCTTCGCCTTTGCACTTCGGGCATTGTCCATCTGGATCATGCGGCGGAAGTTTCATGCCTCGGGCCTTTCGTGATCTAAGCGGCTTCGCTGTCTTCGCGCGCGGCCCGCTCCTTGTAGAGCGCCATCTGGAGCGCGTCGTGCAACGCCCGCAAGTCGGCAACGCTGTGGGCGATGTAGCCGGGCGGCAGGGTACGCCGCTCGCCCTCGTCGGGATGCACGATGTCGGCAACCGCCGACGCCAGCGCCTTCTCCCGTTTGTCGATGACGCGCTTGAGAACGTCGCTATCGAGTTTGATCATGGTTCCGGCCTTTATTTGAGGTTGGCGACGAGGTTGTAAATCTGCGGCACCGTTAGCTGCCGGCCGCCGACGTAGGTAAGCCCCGGCTTGTCGCCCGGGGCGACCGACCAGCCAGCTTTGCGCAGGCGCAAGAGGGCCGCGAATAGCTTGCCTTCCTCGCCTTTGATGATCAGGTCTTTGAGCGCCATAGGTCGGGCCTTTATCTCAGAGCTTCTTCCACGTCTCGCGGAAGCGTTTCAGCGCACGTTGCGCACGTTCCTCAGCACCCTTCGCGCCTTGGCTGAAGCCTTGTTGCTTGGCAACCTTGCGCCAGTTGGCCAGTTCCTCCAGAGCGCTCCGCATGTCCTCGATCATTGAGGACCGGATGCCCTGCTTGACCACGATGTCGTTCATCACGTCGTAAGCCATGGCGGACATCACTTCATCACGACAGCATACCGCAGCGCCGTGCTCGGCTCACCGGTCTTGCGGTCCCATAGCGTGACGTTGCGGCGAACCACGCGAAGCCGACCGCGCAGAGCAGGGATCATAGTTTGCTCACTGTGGGAGAAGTCTTTAGCTGCGTTCTCAGTTGTGAATGTCATTGCCCCTAACCCTCTCGGCGTAATTGTTTTTCATGCGCTGTAATTGTTTTTCACGGAAGCGGCTATTTCCTTCACTCGCGCTCTTTCATAGCCTCAGTGTGCGGTATTGCGAGCCTGAATTCGTAGCAGTCATGGGCTCCTACATGGCCCAATCCTGGCGCAACCGGGTCATCCTTGTTGAAGATGCACGCCCCCGTGCCCCGCCGATGCTGGAACCGATAGTCGCCGCATTCGCAGACATCATGCATTTCCGGATCATACTTCGCCATGTTGGGATTCCTGTATCGGCTTCACGCAAAGAGTGTTCGCGTAAACGGACCACTTCTCCCGCGCCTTCCGGAGAGCTAGCGGATGGTTGACGGCTGCAACCTGCCCGCATTGCACAAGCTTTCCGCTGTGTGTCCGGTAGACCTGCCACCGCTTCCAAGGTTTCCAAGTGCGCCTCATGGTCATCCCTCATCATATTCGTCGTGGCATTGGCACTCACACGGCTCGTCCGTATCGCCATGGCGCGCATGCGCGCAGCCGAGGGCATCATCGTGAGCACAAGCGCAGGCTGCGTAGCGCACAGTTGTCTTGCCGTCTGTCGCGATTAGGCCGCCACACTGCTTCGCTACTCGTTTCAATCCCTCGCCCATGTCTCCGGCCTTTTCCTCAGAGTTGTTTCCAGGCGTCACGGAAGCGCTTGAGCGCCTGATTGGCGTGTTCCTCGGCGCCCTTCGCCCCGCGGCTGAGTTCGTGCTCTTTCGCGTACTTCGTCCAGCCGGCAATGTCGGTCAACGCTTGGCACATATCGTTGATCATCCGGTCACGGATTGCCGCCTTGATCACAACATCTTTCATCACGTCGTAAGCCATGTGCCCGGGCCTTTTCTGCGTTTCAGATAAGTGGCTTCCAGCCTATGGGCGCGATGCGTGCGTGGCCGGCGCCCGGTTTCTTATTGAAGGTCCAGAACCAAAACTCGCGACGCGTCCCGTTCTGTGTGGCCCAGCCCTTCACGATGGCGCCATTGGCGAGCAGGCATTTGACGTGCCCGTGCTCCGGCAAGAGGTTGACGGGCGAGCGCCAGCCGTCCGGCGTGGCGCCGTAGACCCGTCCGTTGCCTTTGAACGGTATGTCGTGGCGGTAGTCTGTGCTGACGTAGCTTGCGTGCGCCATGCTCGGGCCTCATTTGAACGAATTCAGGTGAGCGTCTCTCCGCCCTGTCACGTCTCCGGCTGATCAGGGCCGCGCCTCGCGGTCTAGCCCTCTATCAGTCTGTTACCCCCGTACCTCTGGAGGCCGACGTTCGCCCTCGTCATTGCACCTACGGGTTCGATGCTCTCCCCATGATCCGACCTCTAGGGAGATATGGCGGCATTCGTGCAGTCGGTTTCCTTGCGGACCTCTCTGCCCAGGCTCGCGCCTCAGCGTCGGCGTCATAAGCTCACGATGCAGAACCTAACATAGCACTTGCATTCGTGCAAGTACGTTTATTGACGTGTCTTGACACTTGTGCAGAAGTCTGTATTGTGTCACCCCATGACCACAATGGCACGACTCAAAAAGATGACCAGCCTCGCGCTGGACCCCGAGCTGCTGCGACGGCTTGAAAAGTGGATCGCGGCGCAAGACGTGCCGCCGTCTAAGACCGCTGTTCATGAGGCCGCTTTGCGGGAGTTCCTTGAGAAAAGGGAGCGTCGCAAATGAGAGGCCAGTCAATGCACACCGTCTATGTCGTGTCCCGCGTAGACGGTTTCCACAAGATCGGCGTCACCTATGACGCGGAGCAGCGGCGCCGGGTGTTGTCGCGAAACACTAAAGCTGAGTTGCGGCCAATCGGGCTGGTGCGCGCGTATGATCTGGGGCGCTCCGCTCCGACCGTGGAAAAAGCCGCGCATGCCGAAATGCTGGCGTTAGCTGAAGACGTGGGCGGCCGTCGCTGAGAAGCTGCCGGCAGGCATGACCACGAAAGACCTGTGGCAGAAGTACGGGCCACGCAATTCGGAAGAGCAATAGGAGCAACGATGAGCGAGCCGACACCGATAGCGCCCGAAACCATCGCGAAGGCTCGCGCTGAACTTGAGCGCCGTTGGGATGGCGAGGGGTATTGCGGAAGCTGTAGCTGGCACGCCGCCCTCTACGAGCACGACGTGACTGACGATGACTTGGCCGAAGCGATCAGGAACGGCGGACGCCTTGAGCTTGGTTGTCAGAATTACGAGTACGGCGACCCGCACGATCACCGCGGCGTCACCATCATACTAGAAACTAAGTGAAGAATTGGAGCCGACCATGTGCCAACACGGGGCAGACGAAATCCGCGGGTACGCACAAATGACGCTTGCCGAACGTCGCGACGAACGGGTGCGCGAACGCTACGCGCGTCTTTCGATCACAGAGATTGACGACCTTCTCAACCTCAAGCTTGGCGACGACCCGCTGAGAAGTGAAATCGTAGACCGGCTCATTGCGGCCGGGGCAAATAAGGAGGCCCGGATGGGCATAGCCCGCGACCCCATGAAGCTCTTCACCATCGAGGATGTCGCTCGAGCTGCTAAAGCAGAGCGAATCAAGGCAGAGCCTGCGATCTCCCTCCTGAAGAAACGTGCTGACGCTCTTGTTGGATGCCTGGAAGGATCTGAGGAAGAGAAAGAGCTTCAAGAGATATCCGACGTACTGGATGGGTATGAGGGAACGTAACGGCAACCGCGTGTGCCCACATTTGTGCGGCGGCCTGTTCGGTTTTGTCGATTCGTTCGCCCAACGTACTGCGTCATGGGAACCCGAGCGCCGACGCATAAGCCCAGAATATATAGAGAAAATCTGGTAGCGGGAGGCGGACTCGAACCGCCGACCTAAGGATTATGAGACCTAGAGACGACAAATCTTTCACTCCATCGTAACTTGTTGTTTTGTCGTTGTTTTCTTGAACCTCTGCTTGTCGGCCATGGACCTCAATGTGCCCGCCCTTGTGCGCACGTCGGCGCCTGGAACAAGGAACCTAGCCGCCAAACAGCGCTCTTTTTGCTTTGCAATAAAGATTGTCATCTTCTCGTTGAGCGCGAACCACTCGTATCGTTCCCGGCAATCGTGAAAGTAGCGGTGCATCGCTCCCTCGAGACTCGGCGGCCCACTGATGACCAGTAAGAGTTCGCATTGGTAGGGCACCATTGTTGACAGGTTCGCGAGACGCTTCTTTGGATCGCGGGACCGGCCAATCTTGACGAAGTCTCCACATCTAAGGAAGTAGACGTAATCATCTGTTGGCTCTGGCCGGCGGCGCCAATTTGCTGCCCGACGCTCCAGACGCTCTTCAAAACTCTCGCGATCTTTCCTATGCACCGCTGCCTCCCTGTTCCAGCAACTTCTGGGGCTTGTCGAAGAATGATCCCACCTGCAACTTGACCTCAGGATTAAGCTTCCGCCCAAGGGCCTCCTGCAGGTTCTCAACCTTGAGGAAGGCGTAGCGCTTCTCGGTGATGTCGGTGCTCGCATGACCGAGCCATTGCGACACCTGCACCATGGCCATCCGGCGGTCCTGCAACAGGCGGCAACCGCAGGTGCGGCGCAGGTCGTGGATGGTGATGTCCTTGATGCCGACCTTTCCGGCGATGCGCTGCAGCGTCTTGTTGAGGTCCTTGAACCGCTTGCCGGTCGAGCAGCGCCATAGGATGTAAGGCGACGGCTTGCCGGTCTTCGGCTTGTGCTCGGGGATCTGCTGGAGAATGGCCAGCGCGCGATCGGTGAGGGGCACGCGCCTCTCCTTGCCGTTCTTGGCGACGGAACCGGGAACGATGATCTCCGGCCCGTCGTAGTTGAGCCATGAGCGCTCGGCCAGCAGCAGCTCCTGGGCGCGCAGACCCGTATCGATGTAGAGCGCGAAGGCGCAGAGGATCATGAACTTCTCATGCCAGCGCGGGGAGCCGTGCTTCATCGCGTCGGCTTCACTGCGAGCCTGTCTGAGCAAAGCCAGCTCCTCTAGGTGGCTCAGGTAGCGGGTGCGGAAGTCGGCCTCGTTGAGCTGCTTTGCCTTCTTCTTTGCGTGCAGGAACGACAGCACCGGGTTGGCGTCGCAGAGCTCGTAATCGGCGGCGACGGTGAAGAGGCTGGATAGGCACGCTAGGTCGCGGCGGATGGTGCTATCGGACACGCCCCGCCGCCGCTCGGAGGCGACGTACTTGGTCAGGTCTGCTCGTGATATCCGCTGCAACGTCAGCGCTTCAAAATGGGGTGTCAGCTTGCCGAGGCTCTGCAGATAGCGGGAATGCGAAGATTTCTTAAGCGTCGGCAGGTGCTCATCCATGAACACGCGGGCGGCAGCGTCGAATGTCGTCTCGCGCTTCACCCACTTGGAGTTCTTGTCGGCCTCTATGCGCGCGAGGAACTGCTGGAAACGCTCTTGAGCCTCTCCTTTATTACGAGTGCCAAGGGGCTCGCGGATTGGCTCGCCCTTGACTTGCGCGCGCGCCCACGCCCACCCGTTGCGCCAGTAGATCGTTGCCATGTCTGAGCCTTCTTGCGACCGGCCTCCCACCAAGCAAGGAAGCCATCCTCCTCGAACAGCACCGCAGAATGATCACCGCCTGGCTGGCGCGCCCAGTCTATCTTGCCGCTTTTGGCAAGCTTCTGGAAGAAGCGTTCAGATAGCCCTGTGCGCTGGGAAAGGTCGGAGGCGCGAAGCATCACTTTGAAAAGATCAGCCATCGTCTTCCTCCGGTCCCCAGCGTCGCACGACAGAGCCGTCGAGCTTTTTCTTCAGGTGATGGCGTCTCGAGCCTGGCATGATCTTCTTGGGGCGCTTGGCGCCGAAATGTTTCTCCGCCGCCCTCCTCAGGTGCGCCCGCTCCTTGGCCTCCTTGGCCGATTTGGAGCGGGCGCATTTTTCGTGCGCGACCCCGCGGTTCACGATTTCGTTCGAGCCGTTATCGGCGAGAGGCAGGATGTGCTCATCCCACGCTTCGCTCGCCGCTCGAATGGGGAGGCCGCAGATGCAGCATCGACCCTTCTCGGACAAGAAAAGCTCCAAGCGCTGTCGGTCCGTCAAAGGCTTCCTAGGCGTGACGGAGTAGGGGCTGGGGAGGTCAGCCACGGCCAGCCTCCACGATCAGCGCCTTCATGATTGCCGCCAGGAGGGCTAAGTGGGGCGAGGCGTGCTCGGCTGTTTCGGAGCACACCGTCGCCTCCCATATCCCGCTGGGGCCGCGCCTCAGGGATACGGGTTCGCCAGGGAGCCTTTCATTCAGGAGCGCAACAACGCCCTCAAATCTCGTTGAGAGAGAAAGACTGTTTGTCGTCCCCTCGCCGACCCAGTACATCTTGAAGCCACGGAAGCTTTGCTCCTTGCAGTGCACGAGCGTCGCCGCCATTACGTCATCTTCGAGTGCATAATTGCTATCGCCGAACGGCCAGTCTTGCGGCGTCCAGGCTTCAATGCGCTTAAGAAGCGCGTGGAGTTGGGCGCGTCGCTCAGCGACGGAATGTTCACTCACGTGTCATCCCCTTCATTGCTGACGCCCGAAGGCGGCCTCCTGCTGTCTGCGGCGCTCGACAGCATCGATGCCCTCGCCGATGGCGCGCATGACCGTCGTCGCCATAGAATTCCCGATGGCCTTGTATCGAGGCCCGTCCTTCGCCGGCTTGCGTCGGATCGGAACGAGCGTCCATCCATCGGGGAAGCCTTGCAGGCGCTCTGCCTCCGTCGGCGTGATGCGGCGCACGGCCCATTCCTGCTGGATACCGATGCGTTCAGCATCGGTATCCAGGGGATGCGTAACCTCGCCGCTGTCGGGGTCTTGCCTCGCGTGAAAGGCTATCGCCGGCGCATGAGCTCCAGCCGCGAGCGGGTGACACGGGGCACCCGCTCGCGGCTGGCAACGGTTTTCCTTCGACGTGATCTGCGTCGTGTCGAATGCGATCAGCGTCTCGCTCTCACCGTCCATTCTGCCTACCCCCCCCCTTCGCGTTGAGACAGAGGGCGATCGGGTCCGTCTCTCTGTGACTGTGGTTCGGCTGGGCTCTGAGCGACGGTGATACCCCCCCGCAGTCGAAGTCTGTTCCAAGCCCGCCACCGCCGCGAGTGCGCGCATTAAGGGTACCGGTAACGTCTTCCCACGCTTCTCGGCGCGGCGCAGGATGCCAGCGCATGCCTTCGATGACAGGAAGTAGCGCGTCAGGTCCGTCCCACTCTCCGGCCCCTCCAAAATATCCGCGAGCGACGACGAAGAGCCGCTTCCGTCGTTGGGCCAAGCGGAAGTGCTGGGCGTCCAGGCAGCGCCATGCGGCGCAGCGGCGGGGTCCATGAGCCACACCCGCGTCAGGCCATCCCCGCCCCTTTGGCGGAACGAGGGCGGCATCGCTGCCGACCAGTGCGCCCAGGAAGCAGCCGAAGGGGTTGTCGTCGTGGATGAACACGCCGGGGACGTTTTCCCAGGTGATCCATGCAGCAGGTCGTCCATCACGAAGTCGAACAGCGTCGATTGCATCGGCGATCCTGACGAAGCTGAAAGCGAGGTTGGAACGCTCGTCACGCAACGACAGGCGCAGACCGGCGACGCTGAAGCCCTGGCATGGCGTGCCGCCGACAAGCACGTCGGGCGCCTCGATCTCGCCTGAGGCAACGCGCTCCGGCAGCAAGGTCATGTCGCCCAGGTTCGGAACAGTCGGGTAGCGATGAGCGAGCACAGCAGACGGGAACGGTTCGATCTCGGCGAACCATGCGGGCCTCCAGCCCAATGGCTCCCACGCAACCGAGGCCGCTTCGATGCCGCTGCACACGCTGCCGTATCTCATCCGCGCCTGCTTTGCTGCGGCCACGTCATACGGAGACGGCTGCTCATCGGAGATTGCGCAGTTGATCAGAGCCTCTACGCCTTGGCGCTGCTCGATGAGGGAGGGCTTAGACATCGGTTTTCTCACCCCCTACAGTCTGACTCTCACGGTGTAGTTCTTCTGCAATTCCTACTGCTTCATCAGTTGCCAACCGCAAGTCCTGATCGCTGATAGGAGATACCAGCATCATCGCCCTGTGCTTTACTTGATCCAGACTGATGATTCCCTTGTCGTACTCGGCGAAAAGGTGCTCAACGTGCTCCCGATGCAGATCAAGAGCGTGCTTCCATCGACGCGCGACTTCATCGGGCGTGCGATAGTGCTGGTATGTCAGCCCACCCTTTCCACTCTCTATCACCGGGGGTGAGGGGGAGGCGGCCTTCTCCTTGCCGTCGAGTTCAATGCCACGTTCGCGTGCAAACGCTCGCAGCATCGCTCGCCAGATCGGCTTTACGTTGTACCCGTTGCCGTCCGAAGCATCGACGCTGGCACCGAAGAATGCGAGGCGGTTGGTGGCATCCATCAGTTCCCGAAGCAGCTCAGGAACACTCCCTGCTGCACACGTCTGTGGGGGTGCCCCAGTGGCTGCGAGTGTGACGAGTTCATCGTAGACAAGCTCAAGCGGCGACTTGCCATCACGCCTGCCGCAGGACGCCAGCAGGAAGTAGTTTTCGATCCGCGACGCGACTTCGGCCAAGCCTTCGTCCACGTCGCTCGCCTTGCGCTGTGCGCGGAGGTGGGTGAGGACGGCTTCGCCAATGGCGTGTTCGTCCAGCTCGATCCCGCCTTCGTCCAGCGCGATAAAATTGCGGCTTGCGTGCCCGCCTAATTGGCGAGCGATTTCGTGCAAAACCACATTGCCAACCTCGGCGGCGGTCATGGCTTCTCTCCTTCACTCAGCGCCTCAGGCGCTATCGAGACATTAGGGTTTACGTCCTCGCTTACGGCGCTCGGACTGCGCTGCGCGCGCAAGTGGGAGAGAACGGCCTCCGCTTGCTTGATGTCGCGCTCACAGTCGGCTAGCCACCCCGGCATGCCGAGCAGTCCGTAGTCGTGCCCGTAATGTTCGAGCGCGCACCCTTCTGAGTTTTGCAGCAGGACGCGGGCTGCCAGCCGCAGCCTGTCCAGAGCCGCCAATTCTCCTTCACTCAGCCGCGTAGCGGCTATCTCGCCCTGCTCTTGCGAGATAGGCGCAGCAGCCGTGCTGCAAGCCGTCGATGAGTCAGACACCTGTTCTCTGGTGCTACGGCGGTCGAGAGCGCCTTTGAGCCGAGAGATTGACGGCTCGACATGACCGCAGAAGTCGCGGAAGGTTACGTCAAGATCGCTCCAGTCGAGTTCGCGTAGGCGGTCGATGAGGAATCGGGCTTCCGATGCGATCACCTCAACATCTGAGGAATTGGTAATCCCGGCCGGGCTCGAACCGACAACCAACCCGTTATGAGCAGGTGGCTCTACCAATTGAGCTACGGGATCGTTTCTGCGGGAACGGATGGCGGCGGCGATCCCCTGCCGGGTTAGGCTTTCTGTGCGACCGGGTGTGTCGCGCCAGAAGTCTCCATGGCAGCGCTCAGCCACAACAGCACACGCCTCCCTCTCGTCTCTTATGCGACGTTCAAGCTCGTCGAACGCGGAAAGGTAAAGCGCTTTAAACCTCGCCTTCTCTGCTTCCAGAGCGACGAGACGACGGGCGGCGGCACGGATCACCTTATGGTTTTCGTGACCGAGACCGCCTTCGCTGTCCATGATGTCCAGCCGCTTCACCAAGTCATCGTCTCGTATGAGATCGGTCATGGATTACCTAGCCCCGCTATTACGGCGATCAGCGCCAGTTGTTTGTCGGAATGACTAAGGCCCGACGCGCCAACCAGATCGGCAATGTCGAGCGCGAGGCGCCTCGCTGCGTCGCTCACTTACTCCCCCACCTCTGTGGTGGTGTGGGAGGGGCGATTAATTCTCCCGTCCAATCGCCTCCGGGACGCGGGAAGGTGCTGCCACCGTTCGATTTCCAGCCGTATTCAGTCTTCGTCCACCAGCCGCCGATGAAAGACGGCGCGCGGGTCCCGATGGGCGCGCTGCGCAAACGATCCGACGGACTGCCTTCCCCGCTCTGTCCCTGTGCTGTCATGGCTTTACTTTCCAAGTAGGCCGCGGAAGAACGCTGCAAAGATTCCGCCGTGCCGGATTTCGTAGGCGACGATGCCGACCCACACGCCGATCAAAGCACCAATGACCGCGTATTTCGTGCTTAGGCTCATCTCTTCCTCTCAGGAGTGTCGGACTGGGGTTTGGATATGATGTTGACGCCTTCGCCAAGGGGCTCGGCTATCGCATAGGCATGCGATGCGTTGAACTTGCGGTCTACGATGGAACGCAATTGCGGGTCGTCGATAGGCACGCCCATGTCGCGCCATGCGTCCACCTCTGCTTGCGCAGCCTGCTTCTGCCAGTCGTGCGTATTGGCGAGCAACTTCAGTATTTCTTGCGCTTTGTTGAGCGCTACCGATTGGTAGTAGCGGGCACGGGCATCAGGCTCGTGCTTTTCCTTGCCGAAGCAATCCTTCCACCAATCAGCGAATGGACCCGGATCGATGATCTTGGCTAGCTGAACAACGATGTCGTTGCGCTCGATCTGGGCAAGCATCGCTTTGGTGAGTTCAGATTCCATCACTCCCCCTCCTTGCTTTCTGGAGCTTCGGGTGTGGGGGCTTCGCGCGATCTAGATTTCTCCATCGCTTGCTGGTCGAAACTCTCGCGTAGTTCCCGCTCAACACGGTCTATTCGCTCTTGAAGCGTTTCTGACATCACCGCCCCCACCCCATGTCGCGATCGAGACGCTCGTGCGCTTCCTCGCGCTCTTCTTGCGCGGCGTCGCTTGCGGCTCGGTTGCACGCGGCCTTGCCGCAAGTGTCGAGTGGGTCATGGTCGGCATAGACGCCCAACTCGTCGCCGCAATAGAAACAGTGGCGCATCTTCATCCCTTGCGCGCGCAGCGCAGGCGAAGAAGCCGAGCTTCGAGCCGTCAACTCTTCATCCCGTCCCTCAGACATTAGTGCTCACTCCGCTGCTTCACTTCTCAGCCGATACACGTTCTCCAGTGCTGCTTCTCTTTTGCCTTCCATGAACTCGTTGAAAGCTTCTTCCAGACGGGAACGGTTGGTGTTGGATTCGGCTTCCAGCTTCAGTGCATTCCTGATCGCATCCTCGACCGGCGTCCCGTAGGGACCGGCCATCTCGATCTCATCTCCGTCATCGGGCTGGAACGTCACCACGTCGAGGAGAGGCCTATCCTCCAGTGAGTACGCGTAGCCTTGGATTTCAGCGGCGATGAAGCCGAAGCACTTGAGGTGAGCGGTGATGTGGATGCGAGGGCGATCGACGGGGATCATGTTCGGCTCCTCAACTCATCTGTTCCAACGCTCCAATCTCTTCTGCATCATCTGCAGCTTCCCAAACTCTTGCTGCAAACAACCTTGCTTCTGAGACTGATAGATCAGCACTAGGACCACATAGAGCGATCACCACTCTTCCAGGTATTGGCTCTACGGTGATCTTGTCGCGGGGGTCGGACATGGCTCACCTCGACATCTGCATTTCTTTGCGTATCGCTTTAAGGCGTGCTCCTGGCGGAGCTGTCAGCGCCTTTTGAGACGGCCATCCCTTGGATAGCCTGGAATAGACCATGCCAGCGCTGACCCCGGTGCGTTCCGCCCATTGAGCGACAGTCAAGCGCAAGCCAGCGTGCTCGATGAAGCGATTATTTCTGCGGTTATTCTGTTGTTCCTTTGCAGTCGCCCAACGGCAATTGCCCGGCCCATAATCACCGTTCGTGTCTTCGCGCTCTATCCAATGTTTCGACGATGGGCGAGGCCCCATGTCGGCGTAGAAATTCTCAAACTCTTGCCACCGATCGCAGACCGTGATGCCCCGCGCTCCATAGTATTTGTATTCCTTGATAGTCGGCTTTTCGCAGCGGGCGCGCATCTTCGACCACACATTCCATTCTGCGGTTTGACTGAGCCCGTGCGTCGTTACAGCCTGCGCTATCCTGTCGCCCAACACGCAGCCGCAAGATTTCGTCCGCCCCATTAGAAGGTTGTTAGCAAATACCTCTTTTGTGGCCCCGCAATCGCACTTGCATAGCCACACTGCATTTTTGGTTTGGACGCGAACACGGCGGATGGCAGTTAGATTGCCAAACCTCTGTCCCGTAATGTTGCCCCGCCTTTTCACCGCGACATCCTCATCTCGGCCCGTTGTTGGCTTTCAAGCGAGATCTGCTGCCAAAATTCCCGGTCGGCGTTCTTCTCCTCGATGGCGAGCAGACGCGCGGTGAGGCGCAAGTCGAACGCCTTGTCGACCTCAGCCTTGTATGCCGGTGATGTCCGCGCCATGCGCTCCGCCTTGCCCTGGGGGAGCTTGTCGCCGCGCTTCTCAGCCTGATCCATCAGTGTCTCAACCAGGGCATCGAAGAAGATCGCCTTGTCCTCCTTTGCGCGCTGCGCAAGGTCATCGGCCTTCTCAAAGGCAACAGCGGCAAGACGCCATTTCTCACGCAGGATATCGCGGTCGGAGACGTTGGTCGGCATAGACTTCACGAGGCTCGCCGTGGCGCGTTGAGAGAGGCTCATTCAGCATTCTCCCTTTCCCTGCGTTCATCCAGAAAGTTCCACGCATCAGCGAACGAACTGAGTTCTATGCGGACTTCGAGCCACGCATAAACAAAGGCGTCTCTGATGCCACGAATGAGAGTGCCGACGAACGCCACCGTCAGGATAATCGGCGTCATCACGATCAGTGCTGAGCGCAGGACGATGGTTTTCATTCTGCGGCCTTGCTCATTGGCTTGAGAGTGAGCATGCGCCGTTGCCCGCCCGCACTCAGACGCTCCAGCATGTGCTCGTTGCTGTCCCAGATTTCTTGAATGAGCACGACGTCGCCTCCGGCCTCGCGCATCTGTTCCTCGAAGGCGACAAGGAAGCCGTCTTCGTCGGCAATCAGATCGACGGGCTCCGCCTCATCCGTGGTTGAAATATCAGGCACGTCGGGGATGTCCGGTATTTCAGGCAAAGCGGCGCGCGTAGACTGCGGAGTGACATCGCGCATCGGTATGTCTTGAGCCTCTTCGGCGATGTGCAGGCCCTTGAGCACGTCGGCAAAGCCGTCACGTAGAGCCCATGACCGAGCGCGCATCTGACGCATGCGCGGTCGGTACTCCTGCCAAGGCCCCTTCTTGGTCAGTAGGCCGGCGGCCTTTGCGTCATCGTCTGAGAACGTCCGCACGATCGGCTCAGGCTCGCCTGCGCGCTTTACCTCGCAATAGGCGGTCGTCCCGTCGGTCCATTCCTTGATGTACTCAAGGAGGCCGCTGGCGCGCACGACAGCCAGGGCGCCGTCACCCCAGATTGACGGGCGGCCATTAATGACGGCGATGGATTGCAGGGCGGCCATCGGAGACAGGCCAAGCTCGAGTCCCTGCATGATCGCGACGGTGCAGCCTTCCGGGTTGTTCTTGTAGTCGTTCGGAACAAGACCGGAGATCGCCAGCAGCTTCCCCATGCGGTAGCAGTCATCGAACGACTGCGGAACGATGGCGAGCGCGCGCCCGCCTGCGGAAAGGGTCGGCGCGATCGCCGTTGCTTTGGGGATGTCGGTCATATCTAAGCCGCTACTTTCTCTTCCGTCTTACTGACGCCAGGAACCGCCGCGCCGGCCTTGGCCTGAGCGCAGCAGACCTTCTCAACTGCCTCGCGCACGGTTGGATGATCCTTGCAGTGCGCAAGGGCCGCCTCGTAATCCGTGACGGCGTATTTCGTGACGGTGCGCAGTCCGGTCTTGCGCCCGCGCTGGCCACCTGCCTGAACCTTGACGGGCTCCGGCGGAGGCGGCGCCATGGGCAGTTCAGGCTCTTCCGATGTCAGAGCAGCGATGGGGTCGTCGGCCATCTGCTTGGAGCGTTCGTCCTCGATGCGCTTGCGCTCGGCAGCAATGCGCTCTTGTTCTTCCCGCCACGCCTTCTCGCGGGCTTCACGCTCCTTGCGCTCTTCCTCGCGCATGTAGACGGTGAGCGCGTCACGCAGTTCGTTGGCGGCAGCGTCAGCCTCTTCGATCAGCGGCTTGAACTTGGCGTCGACGGCGCGAGAGGCTTCAAGGTGAGGGCGCTTCTCAATCTCGCGCTCGGCATCAGCCTGCTTGCGGAACTCGAGAAGCTTCGCCCGGTAGTTCGCCGCGACGTCTTTGCTCGTACCGTCCTTGACGCCCGTCTTGCGCAGCCAGGAAAGCGCCATGGCGGCGTATTCCTTGATCTGCTCGGCAAGGGATAGGTCACCGCTGTTGTCGCCAATGGCGGGTGTTTCTGGCGCGTCGCCCGGGAAGCTGCCCGTGTCGAAGGCGATCTTCGCCGCCTCCTTGGGGATCGGGTTCTTGGCGCAGTAGGTCCACACCGCTTGCGCATCGCGCACCTTGCTGCCGACGCGGCAGATCATCTTGCCGTCGGCAATCCAGATTGCCACCGGCTGCCAAGGTCCGTCCTTGCCGTCACGCATCTTGAAGAAGCCGCACTCGGGCTTGTCGGCGTGGATCGGTCCCGGCTTGCCGGCGATGGCAGCGCGCCACCACACGAATGGATCGACTGCAGTTTCCATCAGAACAACCCTCCATTAGCCCAAACAGCAGCAAGCAGAACAACGAGAAGAGAAGAGGCGACAGTCATCAGAATGGCTTTAGTCGTCATGTCTTCCATGATGGTTCACGCAGATGGCGTGCCCTCGCTGGCGTCGGTGCGGTCACCATGCTGTCGAAATCCATCGACGCCTCGGTATCCAGTGTCCCCTGTTACAAGCTCGGCCCATCGTCCGGGACGGTATGAGCAGCACGCAATTCCGAAGGCTGCGAGTATCCACCATCCGCTATGGCCGAGAACGAAGACGGCGTAGCCGGAGCCACCGATCAGAACTATGAGGATCATCGCGCAATAGATCAGGTACGTGACGCCAACCCACATCGGCATTCGGCTCTTGCACATCCCTGCCTCCGCACCCCATCCGGGTGACTTTCTCGACGCTTCCAATTGACTGCCGTCTGCGTGATAAATTTCGTGAAGTCCGGCTAAACCCTTCAGAGTTAGATGCTCCTATGATCAGCCGATCCTTCACGCTTCAGCCCGTCTGCGTGGCCGGGAGCCTTTGGTCTTTGAACGGGCGGAGGAACTTGATCTCGCATCAATTCGAACAAGAGCGAACGATCCAGTCTTGAAAGAGAACGCCAGTAGGCGAGGTTGGCGAGGACACGTCCGTGGACGGTCGTCTCATGATCCGAAGCGGCATGCATGGCCGTGAACAGGGCGATCAATTTGCGCTCGTTGATCTCGTGGACCTCGCTCATCGGCATCGCCATGGAAACCATCCCGTCAAATTCGCGTTGTAGAGGCGTGCTAAAGCTGTAAGCTCAGTGCACCCCCGTCTTGCCTCGCCCGGACTCAGACCCTCTTTGCCAAAAGTCCGGGCGAGGCCCCCGCCTCCCTTCAGCACCTACCGCTAAAGCCGCGTTCTGCGAGCGGTGCTTCGGGTGTTGCGTCATGACTGGATGATGCGAAAATCGCACGAACGTGTCAACAGGAAAAGTGCGGAAATCGCACGACGCCGATCAAAAGCATGCCGCCTGCGGCAGAAATGCACAGTTCAAAAGGTCTATGGCGGGGTCTGATCTAGGCTCTTTTAGATATCGCTGGGGCGGAACAGACCGACGTAGAGGCCGACGATTTCCGTGTCCGCCTTGCCCTGCTTGAAGGTGTCGGGGCGCTGCCATTCAGGGGCATTGCTCTCGGGCCAGAGTTGCATTTCCTGGCCGATGATCCGCACGCGACGGATGGTCGTCTCTTTCAACTGCCCCCGACGCCGCTCCACCTCGACGAGATCACCATCGCGGGGAGATTCGCGCACGGCGGCGAAAGGAACGAAGATGGCGTAGTCACCCTCAAGGAAAATCCGGTTGGTGTCGGAGCCCTCGACGCGGACGGCATACTGCTTGAGGCCGGCCAGCTTTGGGTTTGGGACGGATGGGATCATGGCTCGGTCGTGCACCGCCAAGGCTCCTACTTCCCTCCAGACGCCGCCGCTGGCGATCTTGGTCACCGGGACGGTGAGCGTCGTCAAGTGTGCTTCCGGGCGCGGTGGCCCGTCGTCGTTGTAAACGCTTCGCGGTTCCGGAACGCCCAAATAACTGGCGATCACCGGCAGTTCGATGGCCTTAATCTGACGCTTACCAGTAACCATTTTCGATACGATCGAGGGATCACAGCCGAGCACTTTGGCAAGTCCGGCATTGGACTTGCCTGGTTGCTGCAGACCCCGCTTGAGCCATTCCCTGTGCATGAAGGCAGGTATTCACCAAAGTGCAGCAGGGGGCTATGGCCAAAATAGCAATCGCATCGTGCGAAATCAACACGGCGTCGTAAACCGCTCTTGACAAACCATGCGATTATCGCACTATTGCTCGCATGAGCGATGATGCCGAATACCTTGAGCCCGCCAACTCGGTGATCGAAAAGCTGGGCGGCCCTGAGAAGGCTGCGGAAGCTGCTGGTGTGCATGTCACCCGCGCCCGCAGATGGCGGCTGCCGAAGAACCCTGCCAATCCCAAAAACGGCGGCACTGGCGGCATCATTCCTTCGACCCACCAGCAGCCCCTTCTCGATTGGGCGCGCGCCCACAACATCGAACTGACGCCAGAAGATTTTTTCGTCCGTGCTCATCCGCGAAGCCGAAGCCGTGAAAGCTGCGGTCGGTCTGTCGCGGCGTGAGTGTTCACTATCCAACATCGTGCGAATCACGTCGCACCGAACGTCGTTAGTCAAGCAAGAGTCGCGGTTCTCAACGCGCGTTTTAGTTGCGGTGAGGATTTCCGCTTCCGAGTTGCGTGTGCGTCTTCAATCCCAGGGGACAACAGGGGGACTAAACCACCATGCGCAAAACAGCGCTCGCCGCCGCTCTCTTGGGAGCACTTGCGGCAACTCCGGCTGCGGCT